GAATTGTGGGGGGAATTGTGGGGGGAATTGTGGACGTTTTAATGGTTTTTTTAATGTGATTTTTTATATGAAATAATTATTTAATCAATCGATTTAGAAATATTATATGATTATTGTATACACGACAAGTTCGAGGTTGATATACAATATAGTTATGAGTACACCAATGGAACATTGCAAATACAAGTATATGTGTGAATGTTGTATTTTTTCATGCATTTTTGAGAGTGATTACAAACGTCACATGAAAACAAAAAAGCATATGAAGTTGAAACTAAAATGCATTGTAGAAAATCCTGAAAGCAAATCTATTAAGCTTGAATGTGAATGTGGAAAGGTGTTTAAAACTCAAAATGGTTTGATAAAGCATAAGCAACGTTTGCACTCTGGTAAAGACAATATAATTATAAGTTTGATGAGAGACAATGCTGAAATGAAAGAACTTATGAAGGAGCAGCAGAAATTCATGAGAGAACAGCAGGAGCAGTATCATAAACAGTTGGTGGATATGATTCCCATGATGTGTGGTGGTGGTGGTAATACTAATTTAATTACAAATAATAATAATACTCATATTAAACAAAAATTCAACTTGAATGTATTTTTAAATGAGCAGTGCAAGGATGCAATCAACATTGGTGATTTTATAAAATCGCTGCAAATCACACTGGACGATTTAAATGTGACAAGAGAAAAGACGCTGGAAGACAGTGTTGGCAATATTTTTTTGAGGGGATTAAAAGAGCTAGATATTTATAAGCGTCCCATTCATTGTACTGACAACAAGCGAGATGTAATGTACATCAAGGATGAAGAGAAGTGGGAAAAGGATGAAGGAAACTTGAAATTAAAAGACACAATTGACGCAATCTCTCGAAAACAGATTACAACGTTGAAACAGTGGAAGGATTCAGACCCGGAAGTAGCAAAGACAAGTTCATCTAAGAATGATAATTTTTTAATGACATTTAATCACATATGCACGCCGATACCGGAGGTCGGTGAAAAGCGCATCATAAAAACGATAGGCAAGGAAGTTCACATTGCTGATTAGCTCATTCAATATATAAAGGGAACCTACGGTGCAAAGCATACAAAGTGAAACGCAGTGCCTTTTGTCCCCTGTATAATATGGGGTAATAACCCAATATCAAATTTTTATATTATTTATAAAAATTTGATAGTTTAACGCTTAAAATTTTCATTTGTAATATATAAAATATATAATATATTACAAATGAAAATTTTTTCTTATTGTATTTATGATTACGGCTTGAAATATTACTTGGGATTGATAGAAAATATAAAGATAATTAATGAATATTATCCTGACTATTACATTTACATATACTATGGTACAAATTGTTTAATTAATCTAATAGAAAAAATAGTGGTTACTTTTAAAAATATCAAAGTATTTCCAACAAATCAAAATGGAAGTATCAATATGTTACTAAGATACAATCCAATACTTGACAATGATGTAGAAATTACAATAGTAAGAGATGCTGATAGTGAAGTAAATGAAAGAGATAGATGGTGTATAGATGATTTTTTAAATACAAAAAATCAATTTCATTATAATACGATAAGAGATAACTATTGGCATAAATCTAAATTATCAGGAGGTATGACAATGTTATGTAAAAATAATATAAATTATCAAAAATTAAGAGATAAATATATCCAAATTATTAATTTAGATGACATTAAAAAAAATTTTGGTTATGGAAGTGATGAAAATGTGTTGAATGAATATTTGTATCCAATTGTAAAAGATAATTTATTAGTATATACAAACATTTGTGCTTATAATGATGAAAAACATGAAAATATTGATTTTCTTAATAATAATATAAATTTTGTTGGCAATGTTATCGAATACATTATACCTGAAAATTTTGATATTAATAATGTAAATGATTTATTAAATATAAATATTCCAAAAAAATATAAATTTAGATTCAATTCTATGAATATCATGGAACAAATTAATTGGTTAGATAATCAAAAAAGATTAGATGTAATGGCAAACTTTATAAAAGAAATTTTTGAAATACAAAATATTCCATCCGAATATAAAGAATATGATAATATAAATACAATTTTACATCATGAGTTTGTAGCAAATTATTATACACATAATATTAATGGTTGTATGAGATTTTTTAATAGATTATATAAACATACAATTACTGATACTTTTAAAAATAATGCAACATATTTTTATGAATTAGCTAAAAAAAATGATTATAAAATAGTTGGAACTTGTAATGTTAATTATGAACCTCAAAGGAATGAAATAGTTATATACTTTGGTAATTATGCTGATGATTATTTATCTTTACCTCAGTCAAATAAAATTTATAAAAACATATTATTTTATCAAGATGTTAAAATAGATAAATTTATATCAGATGAATGTTGGAATAATATTGATAAAATATATATTATGACGGTGGATATTTGTCATGAAAGACAATATGATGTTTTAACACAGTTATGTTTAATGAATGCTCCGTTGGATAGAGTTTATATGCATAAAGTTCCTAAAGATAAAGAATTAAATGATATTTATATTGGTGTGACTAAAAATCATATTCATTGTTTAGAACACATGAAAACTAATAATTTTGATAACTGTTTATTTTTAGAAGATGATTTTATTTTTTCACAAAATTATCATGATAACAAAGGTAAATTAAAAACTTTTTTTGATAGAAAATATGATTATGATATTTGTTTTTTATCAGCTTCTAAGTATCATAAGCGTGAAGATTATGATGATTTATTAATTATTTCTAAACAAATCTGTACTACAAGTTCCGGTTATTTAGTGTCAAACAAAAATATTAATAAAGTTTTGAATGTTGTAAAAGAAGGGTTTGAATTATTAATTAGAAATAAAGATAAATCAAATATTTATTGTATTGATAGATATTGGTATAAAATGGCAAATGATAATAAAATGTTTATTTTCAAAAATAAAATTGGTTTTCAAAAACCTTCAACTAGTAAAATATTAAATCAATTAAATACAAATTTAGATTAGGTTAAAATAAAATCATACAGGTAAGGAAGTTCACATTGTATGTAGAATGTAGAATGAATCATTCTTAAAAGTTATATTAAATTTTTTATTTTTTATTTATTTTTTATTTATTTTTATTTTACATATTTATCTATAATATACATATAATAACAACAACAATCATAAGAATGTCAAATATTGGAAACAGTAATAATAATGGTAAAAGGAATATTGTTCCACCGCATAAATATAAATACTATGAGCCGTTAGTGCAGATTCCAGTGACCAGGTCATCCATTTCAAATCCGCAACAGCGTGCACCTTCTGTATTGAGTGTGCCAAAGGTGACAAGTCGGATAAATATTGAAGCAGAGGTGGATGATTTGGCAGATTTGATAAATATTGGTAAAAAGGTGGGGACAGAATTCAGATTGGAGCCGCACATTGAGTATAATATTGACCTGGCGATGATAAAGAATTTGCTACCGGAGATGGAGGATTTGAATAACATGATAGGTCAACAAGAATTTAAAAGGCAAGTTGTTACATTAATTTTGTATTATAGCATGCGTTTAAATCGAAAGAATGATGATTTATTGCATACGGCGATATATGGCGAACCGGGCATCGGTAAAACCGAGTTTGCGCAAAAATTGGCGAATATTTATTTAAAAATGGGTGTTTTGAAGAATAATATTTTTAGAAGGGTTCGTCGCGGAGACTTGATTGCGGGTTATTTAGGACAAACGTCGTTGAAAACTGCAGAAGTATTGAAGTCTGTGCGCGGCGGCGTTCTTTTTATTGATGAGGCTTACTCGATTGGAAACAGCAGCGGCAAAGACACGCAGGACTCTTATAGCAAGGAGTGTTTGGATTTGATTAACCAAAGCTTGACTGAAATGCGCGAAGATGACGAGAAGTATTTTATTTTGATGATTGCAGGATACAAGGATGAATTGAAGCGCAATTTTTTTGGAATGAATGACGGTTTAGAGCGTCGTTTCAGCATTCATTTTACGATGCAGTCATATGTTCCGCAAGAAATGGTGCAAATATTTATTAAAAAGTCGCTTGATGGTGGTTGGTCGATTGAACAAGGCGCGATAAACGACGAATTTATAAAAGAGTATTCACCGCATTTCAAGCATCATGGCGGCGACATGGAGCTGCTTTTTGTAAAATGCAAAATCGCGCATTCTAAAAATTTGTTGGCAGGAAAAAGTAAAATAAAAAGGTGTATATCAAAAGCAGATATGAAGGATGGTATTGAGTTATTCATAAAAAATTCGAATACATTAGATGACAACCCGTTTATCAAAACCATGTACATCTAGGTAGGGGAACCAGTGTTGCCAAGCACGGCGCCCCTATGACCCCTCCTATTTGTAAATGTGTGCTGGTCACATGTCAAATAATGACATCGTGGGTAGAATATGTTCCATCATATTATCGTAGTAAGGTATTCTTTCGCATCCAAAGGGACACATACCTATACCATCTCTGTCAGGGTTTTCGTCAAGAAAGTGGTTGAGTTTTTTGGCGCCTCTTTCGTATTTTATGAATTCTGCGAGTGCTTCTTTGCCTGATGATATCTGGTTCCTAAACCCGTAGGTAGATAAATGCGAATTGAATATCATATTTGTATGTTGGGTAAAAGATGGGCAAGCCTTTGTCAATTCAACCCAGTTCCTAAAGTATTGAGCATTATTCAAGTCGGTATATTGTGTTGAGACATCGACAACTTCGTCAGGATCATTTCCACCCAAGTGGACGCACATGTGGGTTGCTACAACTGTAAAATGTTCTCCCTCGCGAACCATATCGAAGATTACGTAAACTGGTAGAATTCTCGCTTTCGGAAAACTCAAAACCCGCGCAAATTGGGCATAGATAAACGAATTGACTAAGCATTCATCCTTGATATTGTGCTCTCTTTGGTATGCTTTCATAACTCTATCAAGTGTTTTCAGCGCGGTTTTGGAGGACATGGTTGATATGTTCGTTGAATATAATAATCAAATTATGTATTATTTTATTTCAATTTTATTAATAATTCGTTAAATAATAATAATTTATTATTATTTAAAAACAATGGAGTAAAAAAATATAAATAATAATAATAGTTGTAATGGTTTTAGAAGAGGCGCAACAATATGCATTGTGTTTAAACATGATTGTGAAGGATGAGTCTCACATCATAAAAGATACGCTGACTAAACTGCTTCAAAAAATTAAATTTGATTATTGGGTTATATCGGATACGGGCTCAACGGATAAAACAAAGGAAATAATTACCGATTTTTTTAAAGAAGTTGGGATTCCGGGAGAATTGTATGAAGATGAGTGGGTCGATTTTTCTCACAATCGGAATAAGGCGTTGGAGTATGCATTTGGGAAAAGCAAATACTTGCTGATATTTGATGCGGATGATGAAATATGCGGCGATTTTGTATTGCCTGAATTGGTGAAGGATTATTATCAATTTCAATTTGGAAGTTACACAAGATACACTAGAACACAAATTGTTAATAATTCTAAACGATGGAAATACGTTGGCGTATTGCACGAATGCATTGTTTCAAATGATGATAGAATTGATGGTGCAAGTATGGAAGTTATAAAAGGACCCTACCATGCTGTATCTGGCAGAAGCGGAAATAGAAACCTTGACAGCAACAAGTATTTGAAAGATGCGATTATATTAGAGAAGGCGTATTATAATGCGGTTGATGCAAAAGATGACATATATAACAGGTATGGTTTTTATTGTGCGAATAGTTATTATGATTGTGAGAAATATGAACACGCTATTACATGGTATAAAAAGACACTTGAAAATGGCGGGTGGGCTCAGGAGAAATATGTGTCTTGTTTGAACCTTTACAAATGTTATGAAAAAATGAATAATAAAGAGTCGGGATTTTTTTATCTTGTAAAGTCTGCAGAATACGATAGAGAGAGAGCGGAGTGTTATTACGAGCTTGTAAAAAACTATTCTGGCTCAGGTTTACACGATGTTGCCTATGGATACTATGGCGTATTGCGAGATTTTTACAACAACTCTTATTTAAAAAATGGATTAAATAATAAGTTATTTTTAGATGAAAGTGTGTCCGAATTTTATTTGCCATATTATGTTATCATTGTTTCCGAAAAAATGCGCGATTATGACACAGGAATACAAATGTATAGAATTATTTTCACGAAGAAATACAAAATATTTGACAAATGGTTTATAGGTAATTTGATGTATAATTTGCAATTTTTTACTGAACACGTCAAAGAGGAAGATAAAACGGCATTTTATTCCTTGTTTCAAGAATATGTGGATTTTCTTGTTGCCAATAATTATCCGTTGTTTGACGAAACTATAAAGATTTATGAAAAATATGGAATAAAAAAAAGAGAAGCGTCAATTGCAAATGACGACGAGTGTTTGACTAGTAAAAAAATATTGATTTATACCGGATTTATGGATTATTTATGGAATGATACATATGTTTCCAACAATGCTATTGGAGGAGCTGAAAAGGCGGTGGCATATTTAGCTAGGAATTTGCCCAAAGAATACGAGATAATAATAAGCGGCGATGTTGCGGATGAAGTGGTGGGAAATGTAAGATATGTGAATCGTTTCAAGTTGCAAGCACTGTTAGATGTTGAAAAGTTTCACACAATTATTGTCTCTCGGTACGTATCATTTTTTCTGCTATTTCCTCGTTTTAGTTGTCATCAGCTATATTTATCAGCACATGACATTGGTTTTTTAAATAACTTGAACGACGTTCCAGTACATACTATAATTGAAGAAAATAATAAATACATCAAGGGAGTAATATGTTTAACGACATGGCATAAATTGAATACGATTCAAACTCATGCATGTTTGAAAGATAAAGTTTTCATAATTAATAATGGAATACTTGTGGCAGGTGCCACATCAAACAAAAAATTGTCGCACAACAAAATAAAAAATAAATTTGCCTGGACGTCTTGCAGTAATAGAGGATTGGATGTCATGTTAAAAATGTGGGGTAAAATACTTGAAGTTATGCCAGATGCAACGCTGGATATCTCATCTTATGATGCATTTCCGAATCCAAGCAGAAACAACGACGAGGAAATTCAGATGATTATAAATCGTCATAGTGACAGTGTGAAACATCATGGGAAATTGAATAATTTACAATTACACGACTTGATATCAAAAGCGGAATATTGGTTATACACAACTACATTTTGTGAAACGAGTTGCATCACTGCACTTGAGATGTTGATGCACGAAGTTGTGTGTTTATATTATCCGTTGGCTGGTCTTACTGATACGATTGGAGAATATGGAATTCAAGTAACTTCTGGCACCGAAATTGAAAGTATTATGAACTTGAGCGAGGCAAAAAAGGTGGAAATGAGAATAAATGGAAAGAAATATGCAGTGTCGTGTTCGTGGGAAAACCGGGCAAAAGAGTGGGCTGGTGTGTTGGGATTGAATAATCAATGCGTAGTGAACGCACAGGTGACGAGCGATGATGACATTTATAACATAAATAAAATAGATAATGATATAAATTTAATGTTTGAATATGGAATATCCAATAACACAGATAAAGTGGTTCATCACGAGTATCATAAAATTTATGACAATATTTTACAACCATTTCATAAAGCATATGGTGGTTTGGTTGAAATAGGTGTTGGTAATGGACTGTCATTGTCTATATGGATGAGTATGTTTGAAAACTCACATATTTATGGTATAGAAAAAGAAATATCAAATATAAGCATAAACATAAATAATGACAAAGTTACAATACTTGAAGCGGACCAAAGTAACATTGATGATTTAAAAAAAATAAAATCTATGTTAATGAATAAAAATATATTCTTCATAAATGATGACGGGTCACATATACCAGAACATCAGATATTAACGTTTAATATGTTATTTCCAATTTTAGTAGAAGGCGGTATTTATATAATAGAAGATATTGAAACATCGTACTGGACGAAAGGTTCGTGTTACGATTATAAAACAGAATATGGCTACAAACATTGTAAATCAATTATTGAAATATTTAAAGATTCAATCGACATTATGAATCGCGAATTCATTTCAGACAAAAAACAATTATCTAATAAAATTTTACATCATAATTATATAGAAAGTGTATTATTTGCTAGAAACTGTATTATAATAAAAAAATCATATAATGCTGATAGAGAATATAGATTTAAACAGTTTATAGAAGTTGAAACGACGAGCAAGGATATAAATGCAGAAGTGAAAATAAATTTGAATAAAAAGGAATGGGTATTTTTCTGTTCTGTATTTTATGAAAAAAAAATGATTCAGCAGTATATTGATGGTTTGAACAATTTATATGCGGATGCGGAGTATTACATTCATTTATCAAGTGATAAAGAAGCGATTATGAAAAGTAAACCAGAAAAGGTTACAATTGTTTATGAAGTATTTGATTCAAGTATTTTTAATGCTCTTCCAACTTCAAAATTTAGTTTTTTAAACACTGAACCGTTGACTATTCCATATAGGTTGGACAATATAAAACTGATATTTGAGTTGTATAAAAAACATGTGGATTCTTTCAATTATTACGACTATAGTGAAAGTAATTTGAGATTATTAAATGATAAATGTATTGGTGTTGGTGTTGACAAGGATTATTTACCATATAAATGTAGTTCAGAAGAGTTATTGATATTACAAGGTTTAAATAAAAATACAAAAAAAGAATATGATTTTGGAATACTAAAAACACTCGGAAAAGAAGTTTCGCCTAGAAGGAAAAAAATAGTTGATTTTCTAAAATCTTGTAATTTTTCTGTAAATATAATTGAAGGGTGGAATTATAATGATAGAGATTTTGAGTTGGCAAAATGTAAAATTATATTGAATATACATGGAAATTTAAATAATGATGTAAGCACAATATTTGAACACATTCGTTGTGATAGATTATTAGAATCCGGTTTCAACATTTTATCTGAAACGAGTTATGATTTATCTCCAGAATTTATACAAAATTATCCCAACCTTGTGTTGATTGAATATGAAGACTTTTTTGATATTGGAATAATGGTTGATTGTTACAATAACCCACTTATGAGTAAAGAGCACAATAAATATGTGTTGGATATATTGAACAACTGTTATAATAAAATAGATATACCTCTTGTACACATTTCATTTATGGAGAAATTAAGTTTAGAATTTAATCCGAACAGAATGGTAATTTATGACATTGGTTCTAGTGTGTTGCATTGGACTCAACATGCGAACGTATTATGGAAAGATAGTGCTGTTTATTTGTTTGATGCGATGACGGAAATGAAATTATTTTATGATGAATATAATAAAAAAAAAAATACAACATTTGAGTATAATGTGGGGGTTTTATGCGATGAAGATTATAAACGAATTAGTTTTTATCAGAATAATGAGCTTTCGGGTGGAAATTCATATTATAAAGAAATAGGTCACCCTGATTCTCATAAAATTTTTACGGAAAATCATATAAAACATAAACTTGGGATGAAGTTGGAAACGGTGGTTAAGAATAAAAAAATTCCGTTGCCCGATTTAATTAAGATTGATGTTCAAGGGGCAGAGTTGGACATTTTGAAAGGGTCTATGAAAATAATTAATAATGCAAAATTTCTTATTGTAGAATTACAACATGTCGAATATAATGAAGGTGCACCGATGTGTAATAAAACTCGCGATTTTTTGATTGAAAATGGATGGGAAGTGTATGCTGAAAAATTTTCCAACAACGGTCCAGATGCAGATTGGTGTTTTATAAACAATAATAAAAAAAATAACAAAATGATAGTCGATTGTTTTATATTTTACAACGAATTAGACATGTTAACTTATCGGTTAAATATATTAGACAAAGTAGTTGATTATTTTGTATTAGTAGAATCGACCCATACACACATTGGCAAAGAAAAACCACTGTTTTATAATGAAAATAAACACTTGTTTGCAAAATTCAACCACAAAATTATACACATAGTTGTTGATGATTTTCCCCATAAGTATCCAAATATAAATATTGAAAAACAAGAACAATGGATAAACGAAAGGTTTCAAAGGGACTGCATTTCAAGAGGAATAGACAAATTGAATCTCACTGGTGAAGATATTATTATCATATCTGATTTGGACGAAATCCCTAATCCTACTGTATTAGAAAAGGTGAAAAATAATAACATCGTCGTTGGTATCAATATACTTGACATGGATTTATACTATTATAATTTAAATTCCAAAATGGGTATTAAATGGTATGCTTCCAAGATACTAACATTTGAAAAATATAAAGAACTTAATACTGGCTGCGATAAAATCCGTTTTTATGACTGTCCGATTATTAACAATGCGGGGTGGCATTTAAGTTACTTTGGTAATGAGAAATTTATCAAAAATAAACTTGAAAACTTTACTCACCAAGAGTTCAATATGACAGAATTTACTGATGAAAAACGAATAGAAGAGCGAATAAAAAATGGAAAGGATTTATTTGATAGACATATTAAAATAGAAAATATTCCAGTTGAAGATAATGATAATTTACCACCTGAGTATGATATTTATTTAAAAAACTATTACAATATTTGCCATGAGGATGAAAAAGTCGAAGTGAAATTAAATTTGAATAAAAAGGAAATGGATTTGAACAAGTTTAACAATGGCAGTGGCATTTTTATACAAATTGGTGCTGGCGCAGGGGATTTAGATGAGAGAGCAAATTGTAGAGATGGATTTACTGAATTAGTCAAAAAATTACCTAGACAAAGTATAAAAAAAATTATTTTAGTTGAACCTAATCCATTAAATATTCCTTTATTGAAAGAATGTTGGAAAGATTATCCTGAATCTATTATATATGAAATAGGAATTGTTCCAAAAAATTATCAAGATAATACTATAGATTTGTATTATTGTCCGTTAGATGCCCCTCATTATCAAGTGGCATCAATAAATAAAAGCCATGTACAAAAACATTATGGTGATAATTGTGAAATAGAAAAATTTATTATTCCTGTTAAACAACTAGAAACATTTATTAACGAAATTACTAGAGAAGAAATTGACCTATTAGCATTAGATATAGAAGGAATTGATGCTGAAATATTGTTAGACATTGATTTTAATAATTTAAAATTAAAATATTTATCATTTGAGCATTTACATTTAGGGGAATACAAAGATAATGTATTGAATCATTTAAAAAATAATAATTACGAGTTTGTAGGGTCAGGTGTAGACCATAATGGATATGACTATTTATATATTAATGGACATTATTTATAACAAGTTATGAAATGATAAAAAGTGTAAAATATTTATGAAAAATATTTAGAGAGACATTCATGGATAAACTATACAATACAAACAACGAACAATACAACGATGCAGATTTTTGTAAAGACGCTTACTGGAAAAACAATTACTCTAGAAGTAGAGTCGAACGATACGATAGCTTCATTGAAAACGAAAATTCAAGACAAGGAGGGTATTCCGCCCGACCAACAGCGATTAATTTATGCAGGCAAACAGCTGGAAGATGAGCGAACGTTGGCTGACTACAACGTTCAAAAAGAGAGCACCCTGCATTTGGTCCTGCGACTTCGCGGAGGTAGGGTAAAATAAATTATATATTCAAAGATACTTAAAGATGTGTCGCTAATAATGTTAAGAAAGGCAATCAAGCAATTCAACAAGTTATAACAATGGCAACAGCAGCAGTGAGTGGACAAAAGATGGCGGGATGTGTAAAGTGGTTTAATATGAAGACTGGTTTCGGTTTTTTGACTGTGGTTCGCGGTGGTGGTAGTGGCGAGCTAAAGGTTGGAAGCGAGGTTTTCGTGCATCATTCAAATGTCAAAGTTCAGGAGGAGCAGTACAGATTTTTGGTGCAAGGTGAGTACGTGGAGTTTGATGTGTCGAATGTTGCAAACGGTCAGCATTCGTGCCAGGCGACGAATGTGACGGGCATGTTTGGCGGCAAGTTGATGTGCGAGACGCGCAATGATGCGCGCCAGTCGTCTTCGTCGCAACAGCAGGGTGGTCGCGGTGATGATGAAGAGGAGAGTGACGGTGACGCATACGTGCCGGTTTTGAGGAGGACGGCGTCATCTGCTGCAGCTCCTGCCCCATCATCGTCGTTCAGGTCGCGCGGGGGTGATGATGCGCCTCGCACTCGCGGTCGTGGTGGTCACAGGTAATTTTTTTGTTTGTCAACACCGATGAATAAAAAATGAAATAAAATAAAAAATAATGATTTAGAATTTAAATTATTATTTATATTAAATATATTCAAATACTTATTTGGAAGATGGATAACAACAGTGTTGAAATGGAATCAGCGGAAACATTCGAAATGGGCTGCGAGGAGACGAGGTTATCAAAGCTGAGAGTAGACATTATTGGCGTGATGTGCAACGTGTTGAATTATATGACTTTGTCGTCATACGAATATTATTACACGCAACACCATCAAGAGTGTCGAAATGAAATGAATGCCATATATGACAACGGAGCAAGTTCAATTACGGTTGAAAGTTGTAAACATTTTTACGAGTGTTTGAAACGGCTGGAGAGCGTAACAGACACGGATGACCCTGATTATTATGAATACAGAAGGAAAATGAGACGATTTATAATATCGTTGGCATCGATTAGAAAATAATCATAAAATTATTTCTTTGCTTTTACTTTTTTATTTGCTAGCAAGTATGCTTTTTTAGTGTGACTGCATCCACTTTTTAAAATGTCGTAGTCAACAACGGATGCATTTCCGCCGGTAATGGAGCTTGCCAAACGAGCTAAACCCCAAGACTGCGGCGTTTGGTTGGGTCGTGAACCGGAGGAATAATATGCACCTTCACCCTTACGCACGATTTTTTTAAGCGCGTTTAAAGAGCATCCGGTTTTACGTGCGAGTTCATTATTTGGAGTAACGTTGTCAACGTTGTAAATTCGTTTGGCATTTTCTATATGAGACGATTTCTTGCTTTTGAAAGAGGGAACATTCTTCCGAGTGTAGTATTTGTTGCTCTTGTATAATTTTCGTGATTTTAGAAGCATTCCAAGTTGGCGTTTTTTATCCTTTCTTGATAATTGTTTTGGCATGTAACGCGCAGGAAGGGACGTTTGCCCATATTTTTTTGTCTTTCGAAGGCGCATAGGTTGTTATATATATTTATATATATTTATTTTATCGAGAGAAGAGAGAATAATAATATCATTATAAAATATATAAAATTTTAATATAAAATATCAAAAATATTAAATAGTAATTATGCTTACACATATTAAAAGTGTACTATTTGCAATAGTAATATTGTGTGTAACCGGATACATATGCAAAATATATGAAAAAACAACCAACGATTTATCATTACATGTGTTGTCGAATGCAGAGATAAATCCAAAAATGTTTTATTTTATTACACCTATATTTTTTTGGCTAGCATCCAAGTCGTTTCTTTTTAAGAATGCAAACGGTCCATTATTGTCACATGTAAAATCATTATTTTACAACCTTGATAAGCCGGATTTTTTTAAGAAAGTAGTTCCTTTTACATCTCTTATAGCGCTTGCAACAAGTAGTTTGCTTACAGTATATGCAGGTGGCGCACTTGGATACGAAGCAGTTGTTGTAAGTATATCAACATTTTTTCTATTATTTGCAAGTGATTTTTTTAAAAATGTGGTTGAACAAATTAATATTGAAAATTTACTTTACATGGGATATATTTTTGGATTTACTTTTACATTTAAAACACCGATTTCTTCGGTTATTTTAGCGATAGAAAAATCAATAGTAGGACATTCACATAACACGCTTACAAATGTACTGTATGCGTGCATAGCAATCGGTGTTGCTACGATTTATGTGGGCGATAATAATAAAGATAAAATGTTTCCTGATGCAACACCACAAACATATGAACTAGAAATCAGTAGTATTTTGAAATATAGTGTTTTAGCAGTAATATGTGGTATATTTTCATGTGTTTTTTTTAAAACTACATACAAGATGTATGATGAAGTGAAAAAACTTGTTCTTAATAGCACTGTCATGTTCAACACAATACCAATAGTACTTGGGTTGTGTGTAGCTTTTATTATAAATACAACAGGAAGTGTTTCAGTTAATGGTGACAAAAAACATGTAAATGACATGTTTAGTAACAACCATGTATACAATTATAAAAATACAATAGGACACATGATAAACACATTTTTAACATTTATATCAGGATGTTCGGGTGGTCTCATAATACCATCGATATCAATCGGTAGTTATATTGGATTTTTATACAACAAAATGATAGACCTTCCTTTATTGCAAACGTTGATTATTGGAATGACGTGTGTATTCAGTGCATTTTTTGGATATCCCGTTACTGCTTCATTGATTATTCAAAATATATTGAATCAACATGTTGAAACATTACCGTTACTAATTACAATGTCATACATTTCTTTTTATTCTTCCAAGTATTTTGATAGGGTAGTTTTTCGAGAATAGTTGATTAGAAGAACCACCACCCACCTCGCTGATGATGTCTATTGTGTCTATTCTTGTGCTGCTCTTGACGCTTTAAGTTATTGTGGCGGTTAATATACGTGGGTTGCGTATTTCCCCACCAACCATTTCCCCACCAACCGCTACCGCTGCCATAGCGCCAGTCCCGACTTCCACGACTACCATAATAGTGCCGACTTCCTCTGCCATGAGGATGTCCTCGCCCTCCGTGTCCTGCATGAGTTTCAATAATAGTGGGATTTTGTGACATAAACGCCACAATAAATGCAACCAATGCAATAAACGCAATAATTGCTAAAGGATAAAATAACTTTGACATTAAATTTTTTATATTATTTATAATATTGTAATATAAAAAAAAAATAAACAACGGCAACAATGGTGGTTGAATTTATAGCGACTCCTTATTGAAGAAAATTTGTCGAAATTGTGTCATTTCTTTGTCTGTAAACATGCTTGACAAAAAGTCATTTGGTGTTTTGGTTTCTTTCAAAAGATTAGTAATCATAAATAGCGAATATATTCCGCACTCTGTATTGCTTTTTTGGTGTTGTTTATCATTTACAATGTATTTAAAGTTTATTCCAATTTCTTTTCCTTGTTTCATTATTTTCTTGGCGAATTTATTTATTTCTTTGGATGGCGGGTCGCCGGTGCTGTCGAAGAAGAAGATGAATTGTTGTTTAATGTTGATGAAGAGAGATATCCAGTGCGAGCCGGATAAATAGTGAGGGTCGGTGTTGAAAATGATTCCAATTTTATTTTTATTATTGGCTGGATTCAAGTATGTTTTTATGTCAAAATTGCACAATTCTTCGTAAACGCACGACGGCTCACCCTTTGGAGTTTTGTCGAAATCGATGGGTGACGGACCAATGAATTCAAAAAAAGGAAATGCATCTTCGTATTGTTTCATAACTTTTGTAATGTCAACACTGGACAGCCACTCGTGTGGATTTTTATTCCACGTTTTCGGACTTTCGGGTGCAAAGTAATTGAATAAATCTTTTGTTGCAGAGGCACCCAGTTGTCGCAGCCAGCACGATTCCTTGTTGCACACACTTCCTAGTGCCGTTTTCAGCGACTCCCATATCACCTTTACATCGTCGCTGATAATCATTGCGTCTGGATGGCGCGTATTCCAACTGTCTCTGAGTTTTATAATTGCATTTGTGGTGTAACAGGTAAAATCTTTTTCTTGTGTTGGACCGCACGAAAGTTTTTTAAATGATTCATCTAAATAGGAAACAGGTTCAAGGATATGGTTTGTTTGTTTTGGGTTTCTTCGAATACTTTTTGTTTTTTTAGTAGGTGGCATTATTTATATTTAATTTGTAGTTATAATAATTTATTATTTTATTTTTAATTTATTTTTGTTTCTTTTGTTTCTTTTGTTTCTTTTGTTTCTTTTGTTTCTTTTGTTTCTTTTGTTTCTTTTGTTTCTTTTGTTTCTTTTGTTTCTTTTGTTTATTCTGAATTATTTTCATTGATGGTTGTGTTGGATGGTTTTTCTTTTTTCTTTTGTTTTTTCAATCCCTTGTGCTTGAATGACGGGTCTTTGGGGTTGAATTTGAATTGCTGTGGGAAAACAACCGGTTCTTTTTTCTGAGATGATGATTTTTTAATGACATAAGTGTCGAGGGTAAGTTTTTTTACTTCTTTTGGTTTGAAACAAAGTTCGTTGGCTTTATTTAATTCGAATGCGTTGAGCGCGTCTAAATTATTATTGCATATGCAGTGCTGCTCCGCCGCAGTCGGTTCGCCCGCTACAATACCCATGCACACGTAACATTTCTGTATGGTTTCGCTTTGGTCTTCAAATTTTAAATGAGAAATGCACGCCTTCATGTACATGTTGAATGCGCCGTTTAATGTTACATCTTTTAATTCATTTTTAAAAAGGTCTTTTGTAATTGAAATTATTCTTTTTCGATAAAATTTCAAATCTCTCTTGAATCCCGTGTCATAATCTATATTATTTTTGCGAAGGTATTTTTCATATTGTGCGACATTTACCATATATTCTAGAGTTGCGTCATCGACGGAATTTAAAGAAATGTCCATTTATATTTTTATTTTATTTTATATAATTTAATTATATATTATTATTATCTTATACAAATATATAATCAATGACTGTTGAAAAAGCGACTCCAATTTTGAGCGAGTTTACAATTGCGCCAAAATATGTTGGAGATTCAGTTTTTACACTTACCGCACCAACAAGTATATCATATTCATATGTTAAAAATAATCCAACACTGTATTCAAAGTTAACAAATTTTCCAAGTATAAGCACACTAACTCATTGGGAAATAAGTATTCATTTTAGAACTACAACAAGTGGTAGGTATCAGGCATTAATAAGTGATAGAACCGGTTATACTAGTAGTGGATGGACTTTTTGGTTAAATCCGCAAGGCGGACTCCATGTTACTTCATATAGTCAAGGTTTATATTTGGATTTCTTAAATGGTTCTGTATCGCCAAATAAAAATTACATAGCCACAGTTAGACGAACTCCTAGTGGGTTGTACGTTTCTGTAAAGGATGTTGGCACAGGAAATACGGTATCTACTACTAGTGATGGTTTAAACTTAACATTGACTCCAGATGCAAATGTATATGTTAATTTTGTTTCGGGTAGCGCAGTAATATCAACTGAAGGATTTGTTGGAACAATATCATCCGTCACTGTTAAGGACCCCCGAACGACCGAAGTAAGCGACGGACTATTGCGCTACGCGGTAAAATATACATACGCTAATATGTTTTCATCCATTGCTGCAGGTTCTGAAATTCTGGATTCGGCAGCATCATTGAACGGCATGTATCAAACCGTAACGACGTATAAAAATGGATTCTGGTTATCTGCCAACTACGGAGCAACCTGGACAAATAAATCGCCTTCATCAACCGCCGTTGGTAGTGTAATATATAGAGGCGTTGCAATTTCATCATCGGGGCAATATCAAAGTGTTTGTGAATACAATGGATATATATATGTTTCGAATGATTATGGCGCGACTTGGACAAAACCTGCAACAATCACAGGTGCAAAAAATTTCATGGCGATTAAAATGTCGGATAGCGGTTTACATCAAACTTGCGTTGCTGATAATGGTTATATTTACACCTCGTCTGATAGTGGTGCAACATGGACGCAAAAAACATCAATTGGAGCAAAATCGTACTATGACGTTGCAATGTCGGCAGATGGCAGCATTCAGTACGCGGTTGTTTTGAATGGTGGTGGAATATTGAAAAGCACAGATAAGTGGGCTACATCAACATCCGTAAATACCGGGCTCACTCAAAATAAAGTGGGCTCAATTGAAATATCATCAACCGGAACATACATAACAATTGTGTCATTCACAGACACTGGTGTAAATGACTCTGTCATTTTATCCAAAGATGGCGGAAGCACGTGGACATCTTTTGACCCGGATGGGAGCACTAAAACCGGATGGACATCTTCAAATGTGGGAATGTCAGCTGATGGGCGTGTTCAAATATTGTGTTATAACACTGCGGCATATGCCGGCGGCTTGTATTTTTCCACAGACTACGGCACCACGTGGACCAATGATGTTTCGATAAATAATAATCCGCGCGGAGTTAGCGTATCGCGCGATGGCACATACATGTTAAGTGGGTCGAACGACCTTGTAATATATAATATTTTTTCGGACATGGCTACAATTCCTGCAAGTAAAAAAGTTGCAACCATTGTTGAATTAACTGGAGAAGTGACAATTGTTGGTGCTGGTTTGGTTACAGTTTCTGCAAGCCAAGACTCAACAACTGATTACAATGAGTCTGCACCCATTAGTGCAAAATTTCTTGTAAACAAGGTTGCGCCAGTTTTGAGCAATGTTACAGTTTCAAAAACGTATGGAACGACGGTCGGTCCAATAACTATACCAACACTTGCAGTAACAGGGTTTCCTGTAATGAATTCTCTTACAAACTGGATAATTGACATTGGTTTTACGACGACAGGTGCAAATTCATGGCGCGCTTTGTTGGGTAGTATGTATAATGCTGTTGACTCACGTGGTTGGGGCATATGGATATCAAATTCTAATAAAATTTTTTATTCTCATAAGAATATGACGTATGAGTTTACCAACGGGTCAGTCAGCATCAACGTTGCATACAACTTGAATATTACGAGAGTCGGAACTAGCATTACATTCAAATTGACAAATGTTTCAACTCAGGTATCATCAACATATACAGCAACAAATGTAACAGACCCTATGGGTGTTGGACCGGTTTCTATCGGTGGGTGGGTTTCAGGCATTGAAACTTTTCCAGGAACAATCAATTACGTTGTAGTAAAAGACCACATTTCAATAGGTGATAAAGTGTTTCAGCTTACGGCGCCCGCAGGTTCTAGCGTGAGCGGCGGAACAATGCGTTATGCTTTTTTGAGCGGAGACACGACGGTTGCGTCTGTAACCGAGTTGGGAATAATAACGGTAAATAAGGCAGGCACGGTTGTATTTTCTGCAAGACAAGATGAAACATCTAGTTATTTTGCGCCCACACCTGTTACGGCGACATTGACTGTTTCGAAAGCAAGGCCAATTTTGAGCAATGTGACAGTTTCAAAAACGTTTGGAGATGCGGCATTTCAGGTTACGGCGCCGGAAGGTTCTAGTGTTAGCGGTGGAACAATGCATTATATTTTTTCAAGCGGAGACACGACGGTTGCGTCAATAACCGATACGGGATTAATAACGGTAAATAAGGCAGGCACAGTTGTATTTTCTGCAAGTCAAGATTTTACAACTAATTATAATTCACCTCTACCTGTTAGTGTAACTTTGACTGTTGCAAAAGCGACACCGACGTTGAGCGGTTTTACGATTCCGCCCAAAACTTATATGTATGGAACAGATACAACATTTCAAGTTACCGCAACAACAAGCAGTGGCAGCAATGGCACGTTTCGTTATTCAAGCAACAATTCAGCCGTTGCATCGATTGATGACTCAGGAACTGTTACAATTAATGGTGCAGGTTCTGCCACGTTTACTGTAAACCAAGATTCAACAGACAGTTATGACGCGCCCGTGCCTCTTACTGCAATACTGACTGTTATTAAAGGAACGCCAATACTTGAAATTATAAATTTATCAAAAAGCACAGTAGACCCGGCATTTACATTTGCTAGTTCAAGTGCAAGCGACGGAGCCCTAACTTTTAGCAGCAACACACCCGGCGTTGCAATAATTCATCCATCGTCAGGGCTTGTCACAATTGGCGGTATTGTTGGAACCACAACAATAACCGTGTCACAAGTGGAAACAACTAATTACAATGCGCCATCTAATGCAACTGCAATACTGACTGTTACAAAAGGAACGCCAACCTTGAGTGATTTTTCAATCGCATCCAAAATTTTTGGAGACTTGCCCTTTGCAGTTACGGCGCCAACAAGTCAAAATACTGTTGGAACATTCAATTATACAAGCGACACACCTGATGTTGCCACAACTGATTCGGGAACGATTACCATTGTCGGTGCTGGTTCTGCCATAATTACCGCAAACCAAGATGCGACTACTAATTTTAATGCATCGACGTCCATTACTGCAACACTAACTGTTGCGAAAGCGACTCCGACAATTGTGGTTTCAAATATTACCAAAAGCAGCATTGACCCGACTTTTACATTTGCTCGTTCAACCGCAAGTGACGGAGCCCTGACTTTTAGTAGCAGTAGCGAGAGCGTTGCAACAGTTAATTCTGTATCAGGAGTTGTTACAGTCGTGAGTGCCGGAACTGCTACAATTACAGTTTCACAAGTGGCAACAAACAACTATAATGCGCCGCCTGACGTTACCGCAACGCTAACTGTAACTGCCGGAACATTGACAAACGCAACAATACCGTCAGGTGCCGATTTATCGGGTAAAAATTTGTCTGGCGCCTCACTGGTGGGTGCGACATTGGCAAATGTTGTTTTAAGCAATAGTAACCTGAACGGAGCGGATTTTAGTGGTGCAAATGTAGCTGGGACGGATTTCACGAATGCGAGCATTGTAGGTGCGACGAATTTGCCAGAATTTTCAACCAAACAAAAACTGGAATTGCTTTACAATGCAAACAATGCTGGCGCAAACATTTCGCAGCTTCAATTTTCAGCGCCGCTAAGCGTTTCGGAGCTGAATGCGGCATTAAGTGTGCCTATTCCTGAACTTTTTTTACCTTTTAGTGTGAATACTGAATTTCTTATAGCAGCACCTGTTTATGATGCAAGCAATGTTAAAACTGTTACAATCGCGCAATCGAGTATATCGGCTGTAAATAATACATCTTTTTATATTCCATTGAACAAAGGAGAGACTGTCAAAATAAATGGTGCATCGTTCACGTTGAATGCGTCAAATCAACTGCTGGATAATAATGGTGTTGTTTTGAAATTGATAGTGGTAAATGGTTATCCATTTAAAATATACAGTGGGTCAATTGTTGCTGTAAATATAAGTAGCCGTATGAATAATATTACATTTGATGATGAGGGACAAATTAAATTATATGACGTAATTAACAGCATGGTCACGGCTGCGTTAGCTCAAGAAGCGTTGTCAGGACTTGTGTCTGGATATGTGAGTGAGCTTTACTCGTATTTGAACCTCTCATATGTGGATGTGTATAATCGAAATAATCCCGTGTTGGATGCAACAGTAACTTCCCCAGTATTCAGTAGTTATGCATCAATCACAAATACGTTCAGTTATAGTGTAAATGTAACGGGTCCGGGAGCAAACCCGCTGAGTTTAGACAAAACCAAATACAAATTCATAGTGGAGAGCGTCAACACCGCAACCAATTCGCGCACAACCGTTTCTCAGCCAACATGGGATAGCATTTCCTCTCCGACAACAATTGTGTGCGCTTCATTATTGCCATTGACATCTTATTCAGTAATAGTAACTCCCACGTTGTTTAATTCCACTTCCAATTTGAAAAGTTTACTTCCTGTTAAGACATTCACACTTACGACGCCTTTAGACTACGGGTTAATATCGTCTGTAACATTTACAAAGGAAGGAACTTCGTGGTATTTTAATTTTCAATACAGCGGGTATGCATCGTTGACTTCATTTACTATGGGGCTTACATGGATTCAAAGCGCCTTCACTTCTGGCGCTTATCGCTTCTCAATAAGTCAAAATTTTTCTTCTGTTCCCATTTCCAATGGAACAAATAAGTATTTGATTACTGACACCCAAAACTATTTGAATGTGGGCGGTCCTTCGCTCATTGCAAATGTGGTGACATCTACAATAGACTATGTAAGCGGAACTGCGACAAAACAGAATATAACGACGTTTGTTCCAAACCCGATTGTAGGAGGACCATATGTCGTTGTAATTTCAAATTTTAATACTGAAGTTTATCCTGGAACATGCACTGCGACGATACCCGCTTCGCTACACCAACAAATTGGAGGTGGTAAAGGTTACTTTCTTAGATTTGTTGAAAAAGACACTGGAATAATTACATCTATGTCTAGTTTTGATTCAGCATCAAGTTCTTCATCAATAACGATACCTATATCACTATACGGTAAAACTTTTACATGTGAATTACTGATTCGGAATATAGGTTATAACTACACTGGTGATTATGAAATTCTACCTTATACTTCAAATCTCAATTATTTCACAGTTCCAAATCCCGCAGGATTATTTCCGACTGTAACTACAGAAATACAACATAAAGGTATGATTTGGAGTCTTGGGGGTGTTACAGATGATGTTCGATTATTTAAAGTATATTGGCTTACCACAACCGCCGGACTCAATGAAAGTTCTCCCAATTATACTCCAAAAGTTCGTGTAAATATTAAACTTAGCGGCGAGTCATCTTATAGGTTTACGGGAGTTTATAATTATGCCGACGGATTCGGGTACTCAATATTTCACTCAAGTATAAGAACATCTCAAGGTCAAAATGGTGGCACTTGGGTTGTAGATATTAGGTCTGAAAATTCTGATGGCACCATTACAACCAATTATTCGACATACAGTCAATACACCGGTAGTGGCGCTGCTTCTGGAATCTATACTAGTTTGAGTAATATGGTGGCTGCTGCAGGTACTTCTACTGTACTTTATGGTGTGAATGTCGCTTCAACATTTGCAGTTTCGAATCTAGCACTGTCGGCGGGATACACTTGGAATTCATCAACTTTGAAATATGCGACGTCCGTTGCATTCACAACTGCAGTTATGTATGGCACAAGTACAACCACACACAAACACAAAGTAGAATTAATAAATCCTGATACGACAAAAATCACACTGGGTTCATTTGTTTTAGACAACACTGCTCAGACAGTGGCTGTATCGCCATTAAATCCTTCGTCTACTTATACCATTAAAGTAACACTGGTTGATTCAGTTGGAACTGATGTTATAGGAATTCTTGCTTTTTCACAGACGCTTACTCTGACTGTTCCAGCGGCTCAGTAATTATTCGAAGTTTTTTTAATTCAGTCTTTCGGTTTAAATTTTGATTTGAATTCTTCTAATACGGTATTCATAGGCATGGGCGGAAGTATTTTTTGTTTAATAACAGTATTTAAAGGAAGAGGGGGAGGAGGAGGAGGTGGAAAGGGGGGTGGTGGTGGTGGAAGGGAAAAGTGGTTACCATTGTTGCCATTGTTGCCATTGTTGCCATTGTAATGAATTAAAATCTTTTCAAATGTTGTATTTGCTGATTCTAGCTTGCACATTTTCAGTTTTAGTCTTTTTATTTCTTGTAGTTGTTTTTTATTCGTTGAAATGTTCATTTTCAGTTGATTTTTTAAAATGGTATTTTCTGAGCGCAATTCATAACATATTTTTTCTTGTGTTAAAAAAAGTATTTTAAATTCATCAGAATTTGTAGTTAATGTTGATATTGTAAGTGATTGCGCATCTGTCATATGTTGTTGCAAATGTTGCGATTGTTGTGGTTGTTGCGATTGTTGCGATTGTTCTGGTTCTTGTATATGAATAACGACATTGTCTTTATCTGCTTCTTTTTTATCGTATTCAATCAATTTTTTGTATGAAAAGAAATATGACATGTAATACTTACAATAGTTACAACACATTTATTGAAAACTATGAATATAATTAATTATAGTTTTTAACTTAAAATAATAAATGAAATGAATTTAAATATTTATCCAGGATGTTAATTAACAAACGCAATATAGTATCATGGAATCCACACACAATGACAAGGGACATCCGACAATATGTTTAAATATGATTGTAAAAAATGAAAGTAATATATTATATAGGTTATTTGATTCTGTAATAAAGTGGATAGACTGTTACTGCATATGTGACACTGGTTCAACAGACGACACGGTAAATAAAATCACAGAGTATTTTGAAAGTAAAAATATTCCTGGAAAAGTTGTTATTGAACCATTTAAAGATTTTTCTCACAATCGCAATTTTTCATTACAAGCGTGTATTGGGATGTCTGATTATGTGTTGTTATTGGACGCAGATATGGTATTTCGTCCAAATGAAAACGCATTTTCAAAAAAAATGTTGACACATGATGCATATTATATTTTGCAGGGGTCAAATGATTTTTATTATAAAAATGTAAGAATTGTAAAAAATAATGGATATTATTCTTATGTGGGTGTAACTCACGAGTACGTGAATTTTCCACAAAACACGGTTTTTGCCACATTTGAAAAGAATGTAGTGTTTATTGATGATATTGGCGACGGCGGGTCGAAGGGTAATAAATATGTTCGTGATATGGAGTTACTTAACAGAGGAATAGCCGAAAATCCTAAAAATGAAAGATACCATTTTTATTTGGCGAATACTTTTAAAGACATGGGTAAAAATGATGAAGCAATTGAAATGTACAAAAGACGAATTGCACTAGGTGGGTGGAATCAAGAAATTTGGCATTCTTATTATAAAATTGGAACATGTTATAAAAATCTTGGAAAAATGCCTGACGCACTTGATGCGTGGCTAATGGCATACAATATTTTACCAAATCGGGTTGAAAATTTGTATGAGATTATAAAATATTATAGAGAATCAAGTAAGCACAATTTGTCGTATTTATTTTATACAATTGCAAAAAATGTCATAAGTGCGTGTGGTTTAAAAAAAGATGAATACTTATTTTTAGAAAATGATGTTTACACGTACAAGTGTGATTATGAATACACCATCATTGCATATTATATTGAAAATAAAAATATAACAAGTATAAGACACTCTATTATTAATGTATTGAATAATTGTAGTAGTAATAATATTATTTCAAATTTATTTAAAAACATGAAATTTTATGATTTGAAATTAGTTCCGGCGGTAAAATGCGACATGAGTTTTACGCTAGACCATGAAATAAATGGAAATGTAGTTCGTTTTTACTCGTCTTCAGGCAGTATTCTTCCAAAACGTCACGACGGTGGTGGTAGCGGCGGATACATTATGAATGTGCGTTTGGTAAATTATACGATAAGTAGTGAGGGGGAGTATATATGTGGACAACACATAATATCTCTGAATAAATTTATAGAGTTGAATGATGATTTCAGCATTATAAAGAAAGAAGAAAAAGATGAACATGAAGAAAAACTAATTGATATTGAATACGCCAACAAGCGGTATCTAGGAGTTGATGATGTAAGACTGTTTTATGACTCCTATATATCATCCGATTTGATATTCATTGGCGTTGGATTGCATGAAAACGGCGCGTTTGGAGTTGTTCATGGGAAATATAATGGAAATTGCAATATATTAAGACCTTTTGAAATCAAGTCCGAGTTCAATTTGAATTCGCCGTGTGAAAAAAATTGGGTGTTTGCAAATATAGCAGGGGAAAAACGTGTTGTATATGGTTGGAATCCACTTCAAATTTGTAAAATCGATGAAGAAAATCCAACTCTATTGAGAAGCGTTTCTCTTAAAAAAAATAAAGACTATCCTGGTTTTTTCAATCATATTCGAGGTTCTACTTGCGGTTTCAGCTACGGAGACCAGGTATGGTTTGTTGTTCACATAGTTTCGTATGAAAAACCGCGACACTATTATCACATGATGCTTGTTTTTGAAAATAACGAAGACATGAAACTCATAAAGTATACTCCCGTTTTCAAATTTGACGAGCACTGCATTGAATACTGCATTGGATTAATAGTGGAAGATTCGCGCATAATTACGACATACAGCACTTGGGACAGAACAACGAATATTGCGGCATATGACAAAAAGTATATTGAAGAAATGATGATAAATTTTTGTAAATAAAACATGACTATTTTTGTAATTAATTTATTTATAAATAATTTAGGTTTCTTTTATTTATAAATTGAATTATTAAAACATAAAACTATAATGTGCATGACAAAGAATGATGCACAACGGCAACGGCAACAATATTTCGATGACAAACAGAGTTGAAGAGATTTATGATGTTATACTTGGAGCTGGGTGCATTATTTTCAGCATTCTAGCGTTGTCAAACTTATTTATCATTACAATCAGAAAGTTTGTTCACTACTATTCAAGACAAATTGACCGCATCGTTATGGACGAGAGCGATAGCGAGAATGAATACAGTGACGATGATGATGATGACAGCAGCGAAAGTGAATACAGCGAATACAGCGAGAATGAATCCAGTGACGACGGCGATGACGACGACGATGACGACAGTGATTGCCATCGTCATCACCATGATGACATTGAATTAAGTATGAGTCCGTACATTCCTCCTCGTAGAAGTCAGCGACTAGCAGAAAACAGGGCAAGATGCAATTCTCCTTTACTTGTGGTTCGTTTGAAATTTGAATAATTATTACGACGTCCCAGTAATCGGAGCAGGCTTATTATTTTTATCGGTAATATCCTTTCCAACTTTTTTATTTACATCGTTAACTTTTTGCTTCAACACGGCTGTTATTGTGTCCATAGTTGTTTTTATATTGGAAGCATTATCATTTACATTTTTAGAAAATGAATCGACGATGGGTTGAAGCGACGCAACTTTTCCAGACAGCAAATTTGTTCTTGATTGGTCTGCGCTAACTGTTTCACTCAAAGACATTCCCTCAACATGTTCTGTGGCTACAATGCCTTTTAAAATAATTGCAGTGAAAAATGTAATATATATAAATATGATTATTTTTGAAAAATTCAAAGCAGATTTCATTTATTCTATTTTCTATTTATTTTCTATTTATTTTCTATTTATATTAAATTTTATTTTAAATAAAACATAGTTTTATTGTATTTTATTTTTTAATGAGTTTTATGTTTTATCTTTATTCGCAATGATTGCCTGTATTGCTTCTTTATTTTTTTGATTATCTGATGTGTTTTTTGTGACAATTGGCAAAAGTCCTAAAACGCTAGATTGCATGGAATCAATTATTTTTCCCAATGAGTCTAATTTTGCACCATATGTTCCCACAGTTACGCCAATGTCTGAAGAAGAAGGAACGGGGGAAGAAGGTGTTGGCACGGGCACTGGTGTTTGCACGGGTGCTGGTGCTGGTGTTGGCACAGGTTCTGGTGTTGGCATGAGTGCTGTTGCGTCAGAATCAAGACCTTCTAAAATTGTTCCTCCTCTTATAAAATGCTCAATTATGATTACAAATAGAAATAGTATAAACGAAAAAATAATAATTTTATTAAACATTTCTGCTCGAAATCTGTCCTTGTGAAGAAAAAGTTATATATATATATATTATATAAATATATATATATTATAATATTGTACAATTCATTACAATGTTATTGTTATTTTTATTCCCCGTATTTATGGTGCATTTGGACACTTGACTTCCATTGGAGAATATTTCGGCGTTATTGGCTCATTTGGCTCATTTGAAACTGTTTTGACAGGTGTTAGAGAAGGAAGGTGCTCAGATTCTTTTTGGTTGATAAAATACATTTGAGATTGAACTGATAGCGCGTTTACAAATTGAACGGCGTGCGACATTGTAACACGCTTTCCATCAGGTTTCAATACGTTTAAATAATCATTGTGCAGTTTGAACATGTTGTTGCGATACTTGATGGGGAAATCTTTTAAAGACATTTTTTTATAAATGTAACAATCCAGGTAATTCTTGTGCAAATTGGAAGTATAATTGTACAACTTGGATTGAAACTCAAAAAATGTGAGCTCATCTTCCGGGCATCTTTCAAGATGTTTTTTCAAATAATTCATTTGTTTCAAATGCAAGTATACCAATTCGCATCTTGCGTGAGGACCCTTTGCATTCTTTACCATTTCATAATTTGGATTGCGCAATTTAAAACGTTCCCCCGTGTTTGAACGAAACATTACACCAGGATAGTAATACAACGAGTCATCTGACGCATATGTTTTTACAATTTTATCAAAATCATCTCGACCCTTCATTCCGAGTCGGGCGGGGTGCGACACTTTTGAAAAACTGCTCCATTTTAAAACTGACCGCTCCATTTCATATGCGGTTGCAGCAGTAAAATCATCACTAGTTTTAATTAAATAAATGGCAATAATATAAAGGGCTGTGGTTTTTACAGGTGCTACAATTACATTGTCTGGGTGTTGCATGACAAAACTATAAGCGTATTCTTTTGGCAAGTCATCGAAATTCAAACTTGCGTTTGTACACGCTTCCAAAAACATGCTTCTAAAACATTTTCCTGCTGGTTTTTCGACCGGTGAAATTGTATTTTTTGTGGAAAAAACCCAAGTTTGAACATCATTTGCAGAATTATAAAATACGTTTACCATTGTCCCTTCAACGAATTCTTCGGCAAATTGAATATTTGGAAAGTCAATGACATTCATAACGTGTCTTGGTTCACACATTGGTGGAGAGAATCCAATAACTTTTCGGTCTTCATTCAAAACAACAGACCGAAAATGTTTGATACAGTTTATTTCATTATCAATATTTTTTTTACGCATTGTTTTTTTGTCATAATTAACTAAATAATATGATGAATTTGCTGAGGCGACAGATGCAGACACTTTTTTACATTTGATGCAGTCATTCACATTATCGATAATATCTGGAAAAGAGTTCAAATCAAATCGATAATGCGCTCTGGGCGGTTGTTCTTGGTGTGATGACATGTTTGCTTCTATATGCTATATTACTATTAATACTTGTGTATTCTTTATATTCATTAAATAAAATATAAAACATTTAACAACTTTTTATAAAGGTGTAACATTTTTATAAAGGTGTAACATTTTTATAAAGGTGTAACATTTTTATAAAGGTGTAACATTAACATTGGTAAATTAATAATAGTGTAAAGATTATAGAATTTTCTCTAACTATTATACTATATATATAATTATATATTAGTATAATTTATCATGAGTAATATAAAAGAAACAGAAGAATCAGGTAGCAATAAAAATAAATTATTTCTTGGAGATGAAATTAAAATAAATGCAAATGTGCCCGAGTCCAAGTTACAAAACAATGTGTATGAAATAGTATATGTGGATGCCGGTTTGTTGAAATTGAATAATAAAAAAACTCAAAAAGTAGAAAGTGTTAAAATACGTGATGATAAAATACAAAAAATTGAAGACGAAGAAGTATCCGAGATTCAAATTATTAAAAGGAGGTCGAGTCACAAGTATGTAGAACAGTCGGGTTTCAAGATTGATATGACAATTTCAATTGAATTGGCGGCGCTGCCCTCATCGTCAGATGAAGAATCTCTTTTTATTTTGTGCAAAATTGTAGATGTGGACACGACGCAAGATATAATCGAAGTAAAACTACTGCTTGATAATTTGGGGAAAGAAGTAAAAGACATTCCACAGGATTTTCAAGAGAGTATTTTTATAAATTTTGGTTGCAGCGGGTTACCTGCATGGATACAAAGAATTAAAGTAATTGAATTCAAACCAGTAGCAGCTGATGTTGTTGCAAAGGAAGGTTACGAAGAAGAGGTGTACGAAGAAGAAGAATCGGGCATTGAACTTGATTTAGCCGAAGCGCTAGATGAAGGGAATAAAATATTTGCAAGCATAATGTATGAGGTTCCGACGTCTCAACGAATTGTGTCTGAAACGAAACAATATGATGATTTGTTGGAAAATATTATTTCTTCAGTTCCAAAAAGCAAACGGACGGATGCAGAGATTAACAGAATTCATCGGGGAATTGAGCGATTTTTTCAGCTTAGGAAAGAGTATTCGCTTTTTGATAAAAACGGCGTTCCAAAAATGCCGAGAGCTTTGAGCGAACACGATAAACCGTGTGCAACACATATTCAGAATTTAGACACAAAACTTCAGTGGGTTCTGCCTGTTGTGGAAAATATCAAAAAATTATATGTAACAGGCGATGACGCGGTTGGTGTCGACACGGTAAATGCAATATATGATTTCAAAGAACAAATTTTAGAACAGAAAAATGTATATCCGGAAAAAAATGAGCCTTATAATCCAAAACTCATGGAAGATATAAATTCTTATTTAACTCCATTTGAGAATCCGAAACAAAATCCAGATAACAAGTATGTTATTCAAAATAAACCTGTTCGCGAAAGTATTTTGACGCTTTCAACAAATAATGACACGATTGCATCGGCATCGGCAGCAAGAAGGCCGGTAACAAAGACAACTGCATATTCGGGTCAGACATACATTGACCGCGCGTACAATACTGGATTAACTAAACTAGAATTCGAGGATGTAAAGTCAAACAATGTAAAACGGGTTGACATGACTCCAGATGACCCCGCATTCATAACATCATTTGTTACGCTGAACAAGCAAGCGATTGTTTTGACGCAGATGGGGTTGCCAGACACGCTTTTGTCAGATAGAGTTTCAATCGATTCTTTGTATTTGAAAACTTGGTCAAGTTTGATTGCCGATGTTAAATTCCGAGATAACATGGTAACCGAGATTATAAATGTGGACAAGGTTTCTGAAAAGGGGGCTGAAGGCGAGGAACGCTCGGAAGAATATAAAGGCGGCATTGTGTTTTCAGGCGTTGTAGCATTTTCTCCGAATGAGTCTATTTCAAAATCAACAAATCAAATAAGTAAATTTATCAACTCGTTTGTACCGACCAATGAAGATGCATTCGCGGCGTTGGAATCGCGTCTCGGTCGCTGTTTGTCGATGCACGAAGTCGTCTATGCGCTTCAACCATTTTTAATTTACAATAAAGATTTAACTGAACACCAGTACGAGAGAATGCGCGCATTTATTGATAAAAATATTTCTGAATATATGAAAAGGCTTTCTGCGTCATCGTCCAAGTTTAAAAAGCTTGTTGATAAAAATGCAATTACGAAACTGGAGTCGTTGGAATTATTTTATGATGCTTTTAATGACGACGAAGGCAATCGCAATCGCAAGCGGCATTCAAAAGAGTTGCATAAGAAGATAGTTTTGGCGAATGATGAAACCACGTCTCTCGATGATGTATTCAAACTTTATAAATTGAATGAAGAGAGCGGCAGCGGCAGCAGCAGTAGTAGGGGCGGCGGGTTTTTATCATCTTCCGAAATTTTGAAACTACTTCTTGACGTTGATTTTGCGCGACTATTCATGGATGTCATGGCGATTGAGAATTCTGATTTAACGTCTTCAGAGGTGGATTCCATAGTAAGACGGGAACAGCAGGATTTAAAAGAACAAATGCTGAAAGAGTCGTCAGGTGCGGATTCAAAAACGTGCAAAAAGCGCGAGATTAATTTGAGCAGAGTGTATTTGTCGATGGGCGCTTTAGAAGTAGACAATGGAAAATCTGCCGATGTTTTGTTTGATTCCAAATATGATTCAACAGGAAAGCGCGTTGTAAAGGATGGCGATTATGCAGCGTTGAGAATTGTTGATCAAGATGACGATTCTACGCGGCATGATTACTATGTTAGAAGAGGCAATGAATGGATAATTGATAAAGACCCTGAGCTTCAGAACGTGCAAGTGGACGACCCGTCATATTTTTGCAACATTCCGTCGGAAACAAACCCCAAACCGCTGTGTTTTTCAATTAATCAAAAATGTTTAGACAAGACCATGTCAGAATCGTCATTGTTGAATGATTTGACAAGTAAAATTATAGATGAATTTGATTCAAAAAGTGAAAGTAAAAAAAAAGACATTGATGAAACATTTTTACGGGATTATAAAAATATAAAACTTATTTTGAAGTTGAAGGTTTTTGAAATATTGAAATACAATCAGAAGAAGTATCTACTAGGTCAAGAACATAAGAAAAAAGTTAAAACAATTGTCAAGTCGCCTTATCAGGAAATTGTGGATTGCATTATGGGCATTGATGACATTGCCAAAAAATATCAATGCATTCTAGATTTGGTAAACAGCGAATTATTTGTCAGAGATGCGCTTCCGGACGAGGATGCTCGCTGGTATTATTGCAAATCGTGCGGCGTACCAGGCGTTCATTTATTACCCACGTTTTTGTACGAGCTTGCCCAGAATTATAATCCGCAAGACCCCAAATCGTCAAAATATGTCACAACGCTTTCCAAAATTGAACGAACAAACGGAAAACGCGAAGGTGACCAAATTGTTGACAAGTACAGCGGATACACTATTTCAAAAATTGCGCTAGTATCAGAAGGTTGGTTGCTTGAAGAGGAAGAAGGCGGCGGTAGTGGCGGCGAACTGTCCGAATCTGCAGTGCATTTAATTCGCAGCGAAGAAGAGAATGCATCCGACCTTTCCGCAGTCAACTCTGGTGAAATCATTGATGCAAATATAAAATCCAAACAGAGTAAAGAAGGTGAAGGTGAAGAGGAACAAGAGGAACAAGAGGAACAAGATGAAAATGAAGAAGAATATGAAGAACAAGATGAAGAAAGCGACGAGGAAGGCGAGAGAGAAGGAGAAGGCGATAATGAAACGGCGAAGAGTTTGAATACCATTATTAACCATTACGAGAGTTCTTTATCTGTAATTTTTAAAAATAAGGATAAACGATTTATTACGGAAACAATTCAATTACTTCTTCCTAAAAAAAAAACAAAAGAGCAGTATGAATTGGACAAAAAGATGACGGTTGATTATGAAGCATATGAAAAGACTTTCAACCAGTATTTAATTTTTTATTCGATGGCATTGATTATAATTGTGATACAGACATCCATTCCGCAAATAAAAAGTAAAACAACATTTCCAAATTGTGTAAAATCGTTTGGTGGGTATCCATTGACTGATGAAAGTGATTTGTCATTTGTTATTTATATGGCATGCATCTCTCAAAAAGTAAAGAGTGATTATGCTCCTTGGAATTCAATTAAAAAGATTAACCAGGATAAAATGAGAGACACTCTATTTAATCTTATAAAGACGAAAATAATAAATCAGCCGCAAATTCAGTCGCGTTTTGATAAGAAGCGCGAATATGATGCATTAAAAGAACAAAAAAAATCATTGTCTTCAAAGTCAGGCATTAAAATAAATGTTGCGTCGTCACATTTTCGTCCGCTGTTGGTTGACCCTTCCGCATTTATTACTTCGACGCCGTTGCCTGTAACAAAAACATATTGTGATGACCTAAAACGAAATTTGAAAAATGGAAGTAGTTTACAAACGGAAAAAATATTGGTGTTGCAGTCTAAAGTGATACATTTTTCATTGATTATTCAAAAACTTATTCAGGAGGTAATTTCATCTCAAACGAAAGACCGGTCAAAACTTTTATCCAAGAATTATATTCAGAACGCGTGTTGCAATGAACGCGACCAAGAAGGCAACATTAACAGTACGCTGGACTATATGGTAAGCCATGTTCCAAATATAAAAAATTATTGCGACATGGTGGAGTGCACAAGTGCAATACTGCTGGACGTTTATAGTCTTAGCGAAGCTTCAACGATGATGGACCCGAGAGACACGCGAAATAATATTCCAGACCTTCCTACGAACTTTGATGAGTCGACGATATACAATGCATTCATGACATATTGCAATTATGGAAAAAACAAAGGGGCTGCTGCTGGCGCGTCATTGTCGGGCGACATTCATAAAATTTGCAAGTTTAAAAATACGCTTGGAGAGAATCGAGAGGTTTTTAATATTTTGAAAAATTCGCAAAATATGAGCCATGATGACAAAATAAAGTTGATTGATAAAATTAAAAATGAATACAATCTTGAATACACGACTAAAGATTTACAGCATTTGTTGCAGATTATAAATGGTCAAACGATGAAACCAATGGACCAGTATCAATCGGGTGTGGGCACATATAATGAATTTTTAAATCGCATTTTAATAAAAGCGATTGATGATTTGAAAACGAAATCGAAATCGACGAAATCGAAATCAAAAGAATCTTCCAAGAGCAAGACGAGAGAGGGAGGAGAAATACTGTTTTCAGACGATTTTTTAGTCGCTTTGAAGAATTTTAATGAGAATCGCTCACAAACATCTTTGAAAGAGTTGCAAATAATACTTGAAAATAATACAAAAACATTGACTGACAAGTGTGAAAAGTATTTTAATTTTGCTGCGAATAAAAAGAATACGTCGATTCGAAATGCGATATTTCGAACCATTGAAGATGTTGATAAAGGCGTTTTTAAGAATGGGGGTATTATGTTGTTCAACAATATGGAAAATACATTGTTAAATGGGGAAAATAACACATTGGAAGTATCTATGGAATTTGTGAGAAATGCAATAAAAAATATTACACAGATTTATCCGAATATTATACTCTCTCAAGTTTCCGAGATGGAGTCTTTACCGCCATACATTTCTGGGCAACTTTCTAAAGGCGATTCAGAATCTATAATTAAATTTTCAAATGAGAGAATAACAAGTAAATTAGATAAATTTTATACGATTGGAAATAAGAAACCAATGAGTACAATTTTAAAAAATGTGCAAATGTCGACATTATTTTTAAATGAAGTGGTAAAAAATACGTCTGTTTATAGTGATGTGAAGCACATTACTGTTTTATTATACGAGTATTATTTTCTTCTTGCGGTTGATTCGTATCTGCATTTTTCAGAAATTGCAAAACAAAAACAGTTGTCACAGGGTAAGACGGGTAAAGTGGTTGACATTCAAAAAGAGATTTCCAGAGTATTAGAAACTTATTTTTATTTACTAATAGAAGATAAGAAGCTGATAAACAAAGACATTGAAAAAATTCGTGAAAATTATTTGCGTTCCATTGATGAAGAGAGAGATGATATTGTTCAGAATGTTGAAAAGATGTCTGAAGACCAAAAACAGATTTATTTAAATCACAAGAAATATAAGATGGGGTCGCAGTCCATTGGAAAAAATACGGGTTTAAGGATATATAATCCCGAGTTTGAAGCGGAAGAGTTGGCGCGCATCGAGAGAATAAATGGTCGGAAAAAAGCAAGAGGTTTACCTCCGGTTTCAGATGACCCTGAGGCGCTTGCTCGCGAGGATGCGGTGGAAGATGAGGGAGATGCGCCCGATATGGATGCGGATGATGTGATGAATGAAACACAAGAAGACGACGGTCAAGAAGAATATGCAACCTCTGCAGCCATGTATCCCGACAGTTATGAAGATGAGGGTAGTTAATAAACAAATTGTAAATAAAAAATAAAATGCTTTTTTCCTTTTTTCTTTTGCCCTTTTTTTATTTTGTCATTTATTGTATTTTTTTAATGTACCATTCGGGTGCTTCTCTCTTCTTGTTCCATGTTGCAATCTTTTGTTTTTCTTCCGACATGTAGTAGTTCCGGTATGCAACGACTGCATCTTCGTGTTTGTACTGGTCAGGCATTGCCTGCGCAAATGGCGTGAGTCGTTGTTCTGGAAAGACGTCGGCGTCGGGAATGTGCTCCCGTAAATACTGCGCAACCAAGTAAGACTTGTGAAATTTTGTTTCAGGGTGGTTGTAACGAAATCGCCATTCCTTGTGCATTTCGTCAACAAGGTCGAGTGTCCAGATAAAGTTTTCGCGGGACGTTCTGCACCAAATGGTAACGGGGTGATTTTTGTGAGCCAGCTTGTAGAGCGGCGCATTGGTTGTTTCGTCATCCGCTGGAAGAAGAATGCGGCGCGCAGAACAGAGCATTTGAACAGCTTCAAGAATGATTTTGACAATGTGCTTATCCATCATAAACTTTGCAACCTCTTCGGGAAACAATGACAGAATAAACAGATTCATGATATTTCTTCGTCCTCGTCTGATTTTCGATTCACTGAAAAATATAAATATAAGTATTTAAAAATCAATTTATATTTTTCGTGATTTAGCGGGGTTTATTTTATGCATTTTTTTATTTAGATATATTAGCAATATATCCAACCTAAAATAATAATTAATCAATTAATCAATAAATCAGTAAATCATCAAACATTTAGAATGAATAAGATTTTTGTAAGAAAAAATATAACATCATTATCGATATTATTATTTATTACATTATTTGGACTCATGGTGTACATTAAGCCGACTTGCGTTTTTAATAAAGATGGAACAATGCGACAATTTGGAATAGGTTATAAAAATAAAACAGTTATACCAATATGGTTGATAGTCATAATTATGGCATACATGTCATATTTATTTTTATTATATTTGAATACTTATACACAGATTTGAACATCTTTAGGAATTTTTATAAATAAAAATATTTTTTTCTATTAGATATATATAAATAAAAATGGCAAAATCGAGGTGTAAACGCGGTTCTCGCAAATGTATTTCAAGTTGTGTTGGAAAACAAGCTTATAGAAAAATTAAGAAATGCGCCAAAGGTTCTAAAAAATGCGTAGACCAGGCGTGTCACAAAAGGACGGCAAAACGCGGTCGCGCTTCCGCCTCTCCCGTTGTGAGCAGTTATTCGCTTCGTTCTCGAGGACCCAAGAAATAAATAAGTATTCATAAAAATTCATACTTTGATTATTTCATAATAATTATTTTATTTTATTTATATTTATTTTATTATATGAACAATAAAATAATTATTTCATCTGTCATTTGGTTTGTGGTCGGTTTTATAGGAACATATGTATTTGGTAGTAAACAAAAAGACCATGAAGGTAATTTTTTTTCAAATATTATTATAGTTGAAAATACTGATGCATGTAATAATAAATGTTATCATATTCATCATTGGATGTGGATGTTAATTATAATTGTGTCATTCGTTATTATAAATACATTTATATCGAATCATAAAACACCTATTATAGAGTATACCAACCTATTTGCATTGTATTTTGGTGCATTCATATCTGAATATATTAAATACGGAACGGATATATTCAAGATTAAAAAAAAATGCTTTCCAGACTGCCAAGTTAAACGATTTGATTCTGTGTTGGAATAGAACAATTAATACAAAATTGAAATAGATATTTTTACTTATAAATAGTACACACGCACATTCGATATTCAAAACATTCAACAATCAAAAAAAGAACGACGAATCGGTACAATGAATGGAGAAAATGGCACTAATAAAAAAAAAGTAATTAAAATTAAAATTAAACCAAAATCTTCAATGACGACACAAACTTTAGAAAAAGAAGAACCTCCAACAACGGTAGATGCCGCTCCTGCTGCTGCTGCTGAAACAAGCACAAGCACGTATAAAATAGAGACGTGCGATTATACAATAATTAATTGTTGTTGCATAAAAGGATTGACGACTATGAAAGATGAAAACAAAAAAATTCATTTGACAGTTACATCTCCACCATATTACAATGTGAAAGATTATGTAAATTATGCCGATTATAAAGATTATTTGAGTACGCTTAGAACTGTATTTACATTAATATACGAAATAACAGAAGATGGCAGAATGTGTTGTGTGAATTTGAGCAACATATTAATTCAACGAGAAAGTCGTAATTGTGAAAGCAGTAGGATACCATTGGTGTTTCATTTTGTTCCTTTGATGGAAGACATCGGTTGGAAATTTATTGAAGACATACTTTGGATAAAACCAGAAGGGGCTGCAAAAAATAGAAACGGGGGATTTTTCCAACACAGACAACCGGTTGCATATAAACCAAACATTATCAACGAATATATATTTGTATTTCAAAAGCCTTCAAAACATTTAATAGATAAAATAGTTAGGGGGTATGATGCCATTACGTCATTGAACAGCAGAGTAGATGATGGATACGAAAGAAGTAATGTGTGGAAAATAAATCCAGAAACAAAATCAAAACATCCTGCACCATATCCAGAATTATTAGTTGATAATTTAATAAAATATTATTCGTTTTGTGGAGATACAGTGTTAGACCCTTTTGTTGGTTCAGGAACAACTACAATTTCGGCATTTAGATTGAATAGAAAAAGCATAGGGTTTGAAATACATAAGGATTACATGGACATATTTGAAAATAGAATTAAAACAACAATAAAAAACAATACTCAAGCTAATATAGCAATTGACAAAGACGAATATCTTGATTTGAATGAGGAACAAATAAAAAAAAAATTAAATAAATGTAGTAAAAAATATCTTTATCACTTGGTAAACAATGATTGCAAGTACAAAAGCTTTTCAAAAGAAAAAATAGTAGATTTGATACACCAATTAAACTTTATGGATGCGACTTGATGACTTGAATGAGTTGAAATCACCACTTTCTTTACCCTTGCGCGTGTGACAAATTGCGCAAAATGTTTTTACATTGTCTGGTGTGTTGTTTTCATGATTTCCATCTAAATGATCCATGTGATAACAATCAGTTGGAAACTCGTGATATCTCTCGCTATCCATCGCACATTTAAATCCCAAGATTCCGTCTTTATTTTCACATATTTTTTTTTTGTGGAATATTACACCATCAATTTTTTTATTACTTCTTCTTGCATTAGAACAACTGTTACATTCAGTTTTAAGTGATGGTAGAGCGTTAGACCAGTGTCGTATGGCTACAGATTTTTCGCAACCGTCATTGATGCACGTTGGTATGACCTTTCCTTTTTCATTCCATTCATTCAAGCATTTTTTACTTTGCGAAATTCTTTTAGGTTGTGGTGGTTGTTGTTGTTGTGGTGGTTGTTGTGGTGGTTGTTGTGGTTCAACATTTGATGAAGAATCGTTGCTATTGTTGCAACTTTCGGGTTTCAGAGAAATAGTTTCATATTTTGGTTTTATTATTTTAATTTTCATTACTAGTAGTAGTAAGGTGCGGTATGACGGCAGCATGGTAAGTAAAACTGACCGTGATATAGAAAATTCAATTTTTATAAAAAAATATCTTTATACTTTTTTATAAAAATGAAAATATTAATATTCTGGAACGTGGCGTTTAAATAAACAGCCGTGTGAACTGACACCTTCAACTTCACGAATAATAGTTGCATCCTGAAATAAACAGTTTGCAACCCAAACCTTCATAATGCAAAAATTCTTTTTTGGGGATATTGTTATTCCGTTGATGTGTGGTAGTATTTTGACATTGTCCGACATTGTTTCTCCTACCAACAAGTATGACATTTGTTTCCAGGCTCCCGGAACATCTTTGTTAATGATTTTATATGAAAAACAGCCACCATTTCTATTTCTCTCGTCTTCCCATATTGGATTAATTCCTTTGCGCATCAAAAACAACATGCAGTTTATAATTAATTTTGGCGGAAGCATTTCGGTTATTGTGACTGCTTGCTCTAGTGTATTAAATTCATAAATTTTAGTATAACTTTTAATACTCCAGTCTGTATCGTGTGGAAGATGCGCCCAAAGTATCCACGTGTCCGACAAACTATGCGGTGATGAATGGTGTGAATTGTCGGAGTTGTTTATATTTACTGTATTCAAACTTTTATTACTTCCGCCTTCTTCTTTTGTCGAGGACGTCGATGGGTGTTCTTCGAACGATGTCATGTACTTGGATATAATAAATATAATCACCGAATATGTTTATATTGATTTCAAAAATATTATTAAATTCATACAATTGCTGTTTTTTTACATACTTACAATTTTATACTCATTCAAATTTACCAATAATCCTGAGGATTTTCCAAGTTTATATACGTGCATAACCGCGTTGGCGTCGTTGGATATGCAAGTTAAAGTGTAGTCGCAGTCTGCAGCAAAATGTGCAGCCTCGTATTCTTTCAACATGTACCATGATAAAAATGTGTAATCTAGTATAACGTTTCCAACCACGTTGAAATTGTAAGGGAATGTAACGTCAATGTCATATGATTTACCCTTGAATTCGAGTGAACACACAATCATTCCTACTTTTGAAATTACGAGGTCATTTGGTGAAATTGAATAATTATTTTCTGTAAACTGTCTGTACAGTCTTGTGTAATTCTTGTTGAGTTTATTGTAACTACTTCCACGATGTTCGGAAAAGAGTGTCTGCATTATGAAATCATATGGTATAAATCGAATCGTGTTGTTTTCTTTGTGTTTCATAATGAATAATTGTTGATTTTTTGCATTTGTTGCGTGTGTTTCTGTGGTTTCTGTGGTGGTTATTTTATCTTGCTTACCGCCATCATTATTATCCTCAGCATCATCTTGAGAATCAGACACGTCACACACATCACAGCTTCCGGTAGTAGAAGATTGCGATTGCGATTCCTCTTCCTCGTCTTGAGAGTCGCAATAGTCGTTTGGATTTCCTAAATAATTTGATTTTTTGAATATTTTCATTGTTTCAAATTGTTCGCATTTTATTCCATTTCTAATTACTCTAATTTCATAATCTGTAAAAGAATCTATAGGCGATTCTAATTCCGAAACCGTTAATTCATTGTTATTACTATTTTTACCGCGATTAATAATGTTGTTAAAGTAGGTTTTTAAATTATTGTACATTTTATTTACTTTTGTACAGACCAACGCGGATTTATAAGTGAATTGCATCATTGTTTGGGGGAATGCATCACTTTGTACGAAAGAATAAATCATATAACTCGCTGTTATGGCAAACATAAATTTTAAATTTGCTTCAGGTGTCACCACTGTATTTGTCTCTCTGCATACACAGTTTGAGTTTGGAATATTTTGAACATATTCATTATTGATGTCATATATGTCATATTGAACGATAACCATGTAAATAATCAAGTACGTGAAATTATGTAAAAAATATAATATATAATAATATAATATATTATATATAAATGTTTATGTGATTTACATAAATAATAATATAATGAATATAGTATTTTATTTTCTTGGACAAAAAAAATAATATATTACCGGATTAAGAAATCAACACGATTTTGCCACTGCAGCACTTCCATCAGAACAGCAACCATATTTTTTTTTTGCACAGCCGCCAACAAGTTTTTCCGGAGTCAATGATTTTTCGGGGTCGACCACTAAAGATGTTCCGTTGGGACATGGTTGGGTTGACGTTCCGTTATCACAACAGCCGTATTTTGTTGTAATGCAACAGTTAGTTCCTTCACTATTGTGTTTTGATGTTTTTTTGTCAGGACAACAGCCGAAACGCGTTCCAGCGCATCCGCCAATGAGGTTGTTATGATAGTGATGACGAGAGTGGGGATGGTAGTGAGCACAATTTGTACCGTACGAGTTTCTTTTTGCAGTTTCTCCGTCCTCACAACAGCCGAATAGTGTTCCCGCGCATCCGTCTTTATATTTATTCCACCAGTCGCGACTATGTTCGTTTCGACGTTTGCGGTCAGGTCGTGGGTCAGGTTGTCCAGTACTGATATTTTCTTTATTTGGAATTCCGAATACAAAAACAAGAATGGTTGTAATGTATGTCATTAAAATAAATGGTATAAACACAATCAACCATGATATAAGTCCAAGTCCTGCTGTGCACAACATATTCAGCGCAATCGTAAAAACTATCATTACAAGAAATTTTAAAAATGCAATATTCGTTTCGCCTCTAAACATATCAATAAGTATTTGAATGAGTGAAAAGGCTAAATATAATGCTGCTGGTGGACAAATGTACTGAAAAATCATTTTTATAAAGTTGAATTAAATAAGTGTATATTATATATATAATATATAATATATAAAATTAGCCAATAAATAATAAAAATTGGAGAAACAATGTTCTCTGTCCCTTTGAAACAATTATTGACAATGGGTCATATTGGATAGAATGTATTATTTGCGTCTAGAAAACGAAGCTTTGCCGTTTTTAAATTTTCCAACAATTTCTCCAACATCATCATTTACGCAAGAATAAATGTCACCATTTTGTTCGTTTGTTGTGTAATATTTTACATTTTTAATTATAATTTCAAAAACTTCCTCTTCTTCCTCTTTCTCGTCCTCTTCTTCCTCTTTCTCTTCTTTCTCTTCTTCTTCAACAGCTTGTTTCTCTTCTTCCTCTTTCTCATCTTCTTCAACAGCTTGTTTCTCTTCTTCCTCTTTCTTGTCTTCTTCAACAGCTTGTTCCTGTTCTTCTTCTTCTTTCTCTTCCTCAGCTTCTTCCTCTTCCTCAGCTTCTTCCTCTTCCTCAGCTTCCTCTTCCTCAGCTTCCTCTTCCTCTTCTTCCTCAGCTTCCTCTTCCTCTTCTTCCTCAGCTTCCTCTTCCTCTTCTTCCTCAGCTTCTTCCTCTTCCTCTTCTTCCTCTTCCTCAGCTTCCTCTTCCTCCGCTTCCTCTTCCTCAGCTTCCTCTTCCTCTTCCTCTTCCTCTTCCTCTTCCTCTTCCTCTTCCTCTTCCTCTTCTTCCTCTTTTTCCTCTTCTTCATCGGCCTCGTCTTCAGAAACAATTTCAAATTCAAAATCATTTTCAGATTGTTTTTTGTTCATTTGAGTTGTTTTTAAAAAATCGGTACGCAATGGTTCATCGTCGTCATTATTATTATTTGGAATCAAAGATTCATGAATATTCAATGTAATTGATGGCTCATGTTCTTCTTGCTCATGCTCATGCTCATGCTCATGCTCATGCTCTTGTTCTTGTTCTTCTTCTTGTTTCTCTTGCTGATTTAGTATTTTCACTTGTAATGATAACTCTGAATTTTTATTACACAAATCTTTAATAAACGGAATCTGAAGTAATGCATCATGAGTAGACTTGTATAATTCATAGTCTTTAAATGCGTCATCAAATGACGTTTTCAGGTTATTTTTAATAGAATTTGTTACATCTTTTAAAACAGACGAAATATCAAATTGAATTCCGCGAATGTCAATAACACTATCAACATGATTATTATTATCGGTTTTTAATTCTTCTTGTATTTCCATTTTCGGTTTCGGTTTCGGTTGGTTCCGTGAGTCGTTTCGTTATATGTAATATAAATATTCGTTTAATATGATTTAGAAAATATTTAATGTAATATATATATATTGATAGCAAAATCAACATAGATATACAATGAATTATGATGACCAAGCAGATTTGAATACCAGACTAATGGATACAGTAAAACAGAAATTGGAATATAGACGAAAACAGCAAATTCAATTTATTGTGTCTCAAACAAATTATGATGAATGCGAAGCGCTTCAAAAACTAGAGTCATGTAGCAATGATGTTGTGAAAGTTGTGAGTGACTATCTAGGCATTACGCCAAAAGAAGATGTAAACTTGAAGAAAACAAAAAATCAAAAAGTATATTCTGTCATAAGAGACATTATGGACAAGGGGTCAAATAACTATCGAATGCAACAAGAAAAGGCTAAAAAAGTTGAAGAGATGAATGAGTTAATAAAGCGTAAACAAGCGTATGCTGCGGCAAATGCAAATACAAACAATACTGAACAAGAAGAACAACCATGCAACGACCTAGAAATTTGCAATGAAAAGTGTATTGATTGTAATGCTACTAGTTGTGAAAATTATGAAAATTGTGTAAAGAACAAGAATATTATTATTAAAGAACTAAAAGAAAAAATTGATTGATTTCTGTAAATTTCTATTTTATTATTTTATTATTTTATTTTACACCAAAAACTTCGTTGATAATATTCGTTTTATTGGATTTTTTTTTCAATTGATTTTTACGAATGGTATTGTTTTGAATGATTTTATTTCCAACCAGAAAATCGTTATTGTCTTCGTAAAGTTCGGGCAAAATGTGCGTGAGCGGTTTATTAACCATATAAATAAGCTGTTCGCTTTTAAACAATTTTCGATACTCTATGATGCTAAGGTTTCCGTAAAACTTATTCAGTAAATAGTAAGGATTTGGAGCCGGTTTAATACTCTTATCATAGTTATATATAGGACCATACATGGAATTCAATAGATGATATCGTTCAAATTTTATTGACGTGTCAATATTTTCATTCATAAGAAATGCGACGGCACACTCCGGATGACAAAAACACCCGTAAACATTACACGTGTCTTTAACCATTGACTTGGGAATGTAAATTGCAGGTGTGTCAAAATCGCACGTGCACCAAAAACACGCAGAACGGTGTGACCCAATGATTTGAAATGTATCATTTTTATTATAACTTATTTTTAGTTGTGATATTTTCTTCCATATGTCTTTCATTGTTGTATTATTGTCAGAACCCACCGAATCGTCATGTTGATAACTCTGTTTGTGTTTATCTTTCCAATCGGTAAATAATTGTGATGATGAGGATGAATCACATGTTGACGTTGCTGAACAACAATTAGCAAATGTTGAAGGGTCATAAAGCGTGTGCGTGTTGGTTTTATTATTGTTAATCATATTATCAGGCTGATAATCGCTGATTGACCTGATGGGTGAATCGGAATCGTCGACAGAATCTATGGATGAGGAGTCGGTATAGTTACAAACCTCTGACCCACACACTGTTTGGTCGTTGTAGCACATGATTTTATTCTCATGTGCCGATGCGTCCGATGAGCTTATGTTTATAATGCTTTCATTGTTTGCAGTATTCAAATCCGATGTTACACATTTTAAATGCAAGATGATATTTGGAAGCTCGGGAACATTATTATTATGCACAAGAGTTTCTTGTATTATTTTACCACCTCTAGGCTTTCTTCCTCTTTTTTTGTGAACAACAACGGGCGGAGGTGCACTTGTGTCCACATCTGCGGAAATAATAAGTGTATTTGTATTAGGTGGTGGCAAGTCTGGTTTAATAAGTTTTTTTCTTCCCCTCTTTTTTTTTTCAATTACTGGCGGCGGTTCTGCATTTTCAACAAGAGCAACAGCAACGACAGCATCAGTCTCAACAACAGCAGTAGTCTCGGAATAAACACTACTATTATTTTCGTTTTCTTTTACAGAAACAACTGTTGTTGTACAAATAGGTTCTGAATGAGAAGATGTAACGGTAACGGCATTAATCATTTTTTTTTTCATTATATTTATTTTTTTATAATTCTTTATAATATATGAATATTTGGTTTATATTGTTTTAATATATTTTATAACGATTTATTCTCTCTTCTCTCTAATATTTCGCGTTATTTCTAGGTTTTTCAACACATTCATCCAAAGTGGAATCGGGGTTTGCAATGCTGTACGGGTCTTGAATGCTTAAACACCATGTTTGAGGGTATCCATCTTTTATGCAACTTTCGTAGTTTATGTCTGAACCTTGATACGATTCAAGGAATGATTCTTTAATTATTTGTTTATTTTTATATATATAATAAACAAGTGCTTCTAAAATAACAAACACGACGAAAAAAATAATAACTAATGCAATTTTATTCATTGTTATAAAACAGTGTTATAAATAATATAAATAATATAATAATATATTTTATTTTACATGTTTGATTTGTATTAAAATTGATTTTAAATCGGTGTATTGTATTTTTATTATATTAGCTATTCATATATGTTGTATTATGAAAAGGATTAAAATAATACCAAGACCGAAACCGGAGCTTGTTCTACCGCCTTTACTGCCACTACCGAGTGTGTCAGTTGCTCCAAATGTGCAAAGTGATGAAAAAGAGCACGCGCGCGACGTGGAAATAAATAATTTGAAAGATGACATTTCGAATCTAAAAAAAGAGCTGATGGATTTAAAAACACAATTTGAGCATTTTATTAAACAGTCGCAGCAACAACAGTCGCAGCAAAACTCGCAGCAACAACAATCGCAGCAACAACAGTCGCAGCAAGAGAAGTTAAAACGTGGTTGCATTTGTGATTTTGTAGAATGGGTAGATGCGCTGGAAATAACAAGCGAAGACTTGGAAAAGCTATTTAATTCAAAAGACATTTGTGATTGGGCGTGTACTTTCGTTGTGGATGATTTAAAAAAAAAATCATTTGAGCACGTTCCAATTTGTTCAATTAAAGGGTCAAAAAGCGATATTATGATATATATTTCTAAAAACTGGACGAAGTTGACAGATGAAGAATTTTCGGTTCAGTTTGTCAACAAGATTTTTAAAAAAATACTACGGACTTTCACAGATTGGAAAAATGAAAACTACAGGTCAATAATGATGAATGACAAGGTTGGCTCAATATACCACACAAATAATGCTCGGATTCTAAGTTTTAATGAAAATGCTACAAAATTAAAACTTAAACTGTTCAACGCTTTAAACAACGTGAATTAAGGGGGGGGTACAAATACATAGTTTTTGCATTTTCATTTTGACTTTTGACTTTGATTTTTGACTTTGGATTTATTTTTAAAGGGTAAAAGACTGCGATTTCGCCGGCGAAGCGCAGTTTTACCTCTACGGCATGAAATACTGCGGCTGCGGTGGGTACAATATCGCGCGCCATGTGACCTTTTGTTCTTTTTTGTTATTTTGATTTGCCGCCGTTTACCTCCATTATGAGAAAAGTACATGGAAAGGATATTTTGTTTCTTTACGCTATGCGAAGGAGCAGCCACAGTCTCTGCTGAAGAGGTTTCAGAATCAGAATCAGAATCATCGGCATCGTAATCAGCAGCGGCAGCTTTGGCTTCAGCGGCAGCTTTGGCTTCAGCGGCAGCTTTGGCTTTAGCAGCAGCTTTGGCTTCAGCGGCAGCTTTGGCTTCAGCGGCAGCTTTGGCTTCAGCGGCAGCTTTGGCTTCAGCGGCAGCTTTGGCTTCAGCGACAGCTTTGGCTTCAGCAGCAGCTTTGGCTTCAGCGGCAGCTTTGGCTTCAGCGGCAGCTTTGGCTTCAGCGGCAGCTTTGGCTTCAGCAGCAGCGTTGGCTTCAGCGGCAGCTTTGGCTTCAGCGGCAGCTTTGGCTTTAGCGGCAGCTTTGGCTTCAGCGGCAGCTTTGGCTTCAGCGGCAGCTTTGGCTTTAGCGGCAGCTTTGAGTGCTCTAACTTCGGTGGCGATAAATAATTCTGGATTATACATCTTGAGGTCAGATATCAAAACTTTTTTTATCCATTTACCATTAGAAGATGTTACTTCAAATTTGCCCGACGCTGTGTCAAATGTGATATTTCCATTTCCCACCAAACTCCATCCAGGTTCAACAATTCCACTAGAACGTTTAACTAAAAATGATTTGCCACGAAGGGCTTCGGCTTCAGCTGCAGCTTGAGCGTGAGCTTCGGTTAATTCACTACTTTTATCACGTTCAACATAAACATTTAGACCAGGCAAACGAGTAAAATTCATTATTATTTTTTTACGAGCAACTTCGTGTTCAGCAATAACTACGCCCATATCGCCAACGTTCAAATCAACAGTAGTTTTTTCGTTTTTATTGTTGTATGCGCTTCCTGTATGGCTTTCGGTTACTATCCTATATGTCGGCGGTGCCGGTTCCCATACTGGCATTTTTTGTTCCATGCGTTTTTAATTATACATATATAATAAATATAAAATATATCTATAAGTTTATAATTCACATTTAAATGTAAACAAAATTACATAATGTCATGCCCCTTTAAACTAGAAACCTGGATTGTCGGTAAATACTTCGATGGAACCACCGCCGCTTGAAACTTCTGACTGAAATTGTAGGAGCAAATAGTAACCAATAATGCAGCTCGCGTAAACAACCACAGTGTCGCGCATCAAGTATTTAAGAGGTCTGGGTTCTTCAACAGAAAATCGCATTTCTAAAAACTTTGCTAAAAAAAAGACGGTAGATATAACACAACCAACTACAAAAATATTATCCATTTTTTTCTTTTATACTCTATAAATTCATATATTAATTACTTTTTTTACGAATCAAATGAAAATTCATCCACGTCTAAATCTCCAAGACTTACAGGGTCTCCGATGCGCAGCGTGTCGTCAGTTTCATCATCATCATCATAACCGTCTTCTTCTTCTTTACGTTTTGCAAAATTTCGAATGCTTATTTCTTCCAATCTCTCTAAAGTTTTCGGAGCATTTACAAATTCTTCTGCGTGTTGTTCTGAATCAGAACCCAAAACTCTTACTCTGTCAATGTCGTCAAATGTAATTGTTTGCCGCTTTGTCACGTTCTCTTCCGCTTCCGCAATGACGGCGGCGGCTTCTTGCTCTTGCTGCAGTTCTTTTTCTTCTTCTTCTTCTTCTTCAATTACCGGGTCCTGTGATATAATTTCTTCCGTGTCAACCACTTCAGTGTCTTCTTCGATGAATTCATCTTCCATATAGACCTTTAAGAGATGCTCTATTGGGATACTTTCGCGCACCGTGTTGAGAATGCATTCTTTTACGATGAGCTCGAGCTGACGGTTATGTTTTTGGACCTGCAAATGCTGTTTGCTTTTTTCAAATAAAAATACATTTGAATACACTTTTCTTGCGGAATTAATGTAAACCTTGTGAATAAAGTCAGACAATTTGGGTATAGCGATATCAATTTTTTTTTGTTTACTTCCGGCTCGCATGCACGTGAGCATTTTAAGCTGAACAATGTGGACACACGTAATGAGTTCTTCAATGTGACCACAACCACTTCGTTCTACAATGCGCGTCGCCTCTTGTTCTATAATTGCGGCATTCCATTTCGGCACACGCATCAAAAAGTTTTGAAATGTCATCAAGTATTTTGGCACCTCGTCATTATCAATGCAGAGTCTCCATGCTTCATCAAAAATAGATTTTAGACCAAATATGACGTGTGGTGTTAAGATGTTAATAAGACGTGCGCAAAACTCATTTCGCGACTCTTGCAAATTTCCAAGCACAAAATCGTCCATTTACAGAAATGCAGAAAATGTTAAAATTAAATTGCTTTACATGAACGATATATTTTCTAAAGTCAAATCGCTACGAAATATTAAAAAATATAAAATAAATAACATTAATAATTTTTCATTTCTAAATTCTCTCTTTATTTTTTGAAATGTAATTAAATATTCATATTTTTTAAGGTCATCGATTTTAGAGTTATGCTCAATGTAATAAAGCAAATCGACACTGCAAAATGCCTTATTATATAATTTCGTAACCAATAACATGCATTCTGAAATGACACGTTGCTTTTTATTTTGAAGTTGATTCGGCGGCAGCGGCGACGGTTCTAATTCCAGGCAAGCATCATCATACTTTTTTATTATTCCATTTAAAAGGGTTTTCAAATGTAATCTGCGGGTTGTATCGGTCTCTTTGAAATTATAGATGTTATTCAAGTTGTATGTGTGTAAATTTGTAACACAGTTATTTATAATAGGTTCTGGAACATATATTTCGCAAAATCTCGATAGGATTGGTTTGAGTAATTTATATTTATCTTCAACAATGATAAAAAAGCGGGTAGAACGACTAAAAAGTTCAATACAGCGTCTTAAAGCAGATTGAGCGTCAGTTGTAAGTTTGTCTGCATTCAAAAGGACAACCGTTTTAAATATGTCTCCATCTTTCAAATCAACATTTGTTTTTGAAAAAAATTTTAATTCTTCTCTAATAAATCGAATACCTTTTCCGTGCGCACAGTTTACACTCATGACATAATTATGTATTGCTAATTTATTTCCATTGTACACATTGTTAATAAAATCATTTACAAGAACATTTTTTCCGCACCCGGACGCACCGTGAAAAATAATATTGGGAATTTTTTTTTGTTTTATAAAGTAATCTAATTTATCTATAATGTCACAATGTATTTTTAATTTTTTTTGTTCAAAATTCGAGGTTGTTGCAGTTATTGCAGTTATTTTTTCACTTGTGTTGATTGGATTTGTTTTATTAATTTTTGTATTTGTATTCATATTACTAACAAGTTACTAACAAGATGTAAGTTATTTGTATACAGTAATGATATTAATAATATTAAATATATCAAAAAGTGTATTTAATATTATTACGTAATTAATTATTATATTGTTATATGCATAAAATACTTTTAACAAATACTTTTTATTCTTACTTTCGCTATTGATTTCTATTGAGTCGGTATAAACTCCCAGTTGAGTTCAAAACATATTTTTTTCCATATTTCATCTTGCTCTATTTGTTTCTCTCTGTCTTTAAGCAGTGGGAAATACGGAAGGAATTGCGTTTGCCCGATTAACTCGCACAGTTTATAAATGGTGTAATAATAGTTTAAAAAATTAACACGGTCATCTGGACAAAACTTGGCATAAGGTCCCTGTATTTCCATAAAGAGATTGCATAACAGCTCTTCCAAATTGGGCGTCATTGTCGGTGGTTTAATTCCGAGCTTATCTTTTATGAAAGGAATGTGTTCATAAAATTTATTATAACCTAGTTTTTTTAAAATATCTTTTGCTTTTGAATTTGTAAACTTGGAGAGACTTATTCTCTCCTTTTTAATTTGCAATTTGATGTTCTCAATAACTTCTGGTGGAATTTGTGTAGTTTCTTTTGCTTGAAACTGTGCCATAATTTCTTTAAAATGATTAATGCGCTTGTACGCATAAAAACACGCCTCTTTGGGCGGCTCTTTATACGACGGTTTTTCATTTTCAATCAAGTATACAACATATTTAGAACAGTTGTTGCACACGAGAATGCCTTCATGCTCCACCGGAATAAGTTCGCCGCTTTTGCAATGCTGGCAAGTTCCAGTCTGGAATACGAAATCATTCACGTTGATAAATGACTGGTCAATATTTGATAAAAATTTTTTTACATTATTATCATTCATTGATGTCAATTCATTAACACGTTCAGTGGTAGTATCGATTTTAAAAAATGAATTTAAAATCTTTGTTTTATTATTTCCATTTGAGATTTCCTTTTTATTTTCAAAATAATCGAAAATGTATTTAGAATTATTCAAATAGTATTGTTTTATATTATTTTTATGAGTGCGGAGTTCATTTTTAATTTCAGCCAGTCGGTCTTTTATTTCAAGTTGTTTTTCAATTGGAATCTTGCTTTTATTTTCATTTTTTATTCCACTGGTCTCAATGGTATTGACATCAGTTTCATAGTCATGTTTCTGAGATAAACTTTTTTGTATATTTTTTTTTTCATTTAAAAGACTGGGAATGATAACATTTTCGACATTAGAGAAATATAACTGCATTTCTCTGTGTCGGTTATCTAGAGTGGTAATACTTTTGTCATCTACTATGATTTTTTTATTTGTTTTATATTTAAACGATGGCATTAAAAATAAAATTAGAAAAAAATAATATTATGAATATTTTGATATATAATATTATATTAAAAACTTTAATAAGAAATTTGTATATATATTATTATTATATATTATTATTTATTATTTTACTATTTTACTTCTAATTTTATAATTTTTTATTTTTCGAAATCTATTCATGATTTCTAAATTTTAGAAGAAAAACATTTATTTTGTTATGATTTATTAAAATCGGCAAATGTCAAGTAAGATTTTCTCATTTAATCATAACAAAATAACTTTTACAACCACACAATTAAAAATTAAAAAATAAATTTGGTAAAATAATCTCATGTCGGACAAGGGAGACGATAAAGCAGACAAGAACAAGTGTAGTACAACAATTCGCACCTCAGCAATTGCAATCGACAAATACAACTACGATTACAATGACACTAACGACAACGTTGAATGTCATAAAATGAGTGTTTTAATAAAACATTTAGAAAATAATTGGACAATCAAAAAAAATGTAAATTATAATGATAAAACTCTTGATAAAAATAAAAAAGAAAAGGAATATATTTTGAAGAAAAGCACAGGACGACGTGTAAAAATAAAAATAATAAGGTTGGAAGAGTATTTGAAAGAAGATGAAGGAGAATTATCAAATATGTCAAATATGAAATGTGAAAATAAACATAAAACAAATATTAATTTTTCCGAAGGTTGTTTAAGGAATTTTATATATAATGCTTTAGAAAATGAATGGAAATTGAAAAAAATAGGCAACAAATATTTCTGTTCAAAAAGACACAAGGGTGATAAGCACGTTTATCAAGCAGGTTATTTGAAAGATTTTTTATTAGATAATTTTACATTAGAATGATTTTAACGATTTATTACTTTTTTTTCGAGATTTTTCAACATTTTTTTCAACATTTTTCCAAGTATTTATTGATATTATTTTTTTTGTTTAGGTATTTTTGAATGCAAGGGTTTTTTGATAAGTATTTGAGTAATTTTCAAGATTATGATTTAATTAAATAAATTAATTTAATTAAATCACAAACGTAAAATTTTTTTCTTTAGCAATATTATAACAACATAAAATGGCAGGAGGATTAATGCAACTTGTAGCCTATGGCGCCCAGGATGTTTATCTGACGGGAAACCCTCAGATTACTTTCTGGAAAGTATCTTACAAACGTCACACCAACTTTGCAATGGAGTCTATTGAACAGACTTTCAACGGACAGGCTGATTTCGGTCGTCGCGTGACTTGCACTATTAGCCGCAACGGCGACCTTGCATACCGCACTTACCTTCAGGTAACTCTTCCTGAAATCAACCAGAGTATGAGGAACAGTGTTCCCAGCGGCGTTACCGGCGTTTATGCCCGTTGGCTCGATTTTCCCGGCGAACAGCTCATTTCTCAGGTTGAGGTTGAAATCGGTGGTCAGCGCATTGACCGCCAGTACGGTGACTGGATGCACATCTGGAATAACCTCACTTTGCCCGTTGACCAGACACCCGGTTACTACGGAATGGTTGGAAACACCACCGAACTCACCTTTATTACCGACCCTTCATTCAATGATGTCGACGGTCCTTGCCAGAGCAACGCTCCTCGTCAAGTTTGTGCTCCCCGCAATGCCCTCCCTGAAACCACTCTGTATGTGCCATTTCAGTTCTGGTACTGCCGCAATCCCGGTCTTGCCCTTCCCCTTATCGCTCTTCAATACCACGAAGTCAAGATTAACCTCGATATTCGCCCCATTGACGAGTGTCTGTGGGCTGTTGGCTCTTTGAACACTGCCAACTGCCCTGTTGATGGTGGTCGTGTTACTGCCGCTTACAACCAGTCCCTCGTTGCCGCATCCTTGTACGTCGACTACGTATTTTTGGACACTGATGAGCGCAGGCGCATGGCTCAGAACCCCCACGAGTACCTCATTGAACAGCTGCAGTTCACCGGTGATGAGTCCGTTGGTTCCTCTTCCAACAAGATTAAACTCAACTTTAATCACCCCGTGAAAGAACTCATTTGGGTCGTTCAGCCAGATCAGAACGTTGACTACTGTTCATCCCTCGACTGCAATCAGCTTCTCTACCGTCTTCTCGGCGCCCAGCCCTTCAACTACACTGACGCAGTTGATGCCCTTCCCAACGCTATTCACGCATTCGGAGGTCCTGATGCCGTTGAACAATACATTGATGCTTCCGGTCTCTTCTATGATGCTGGTGCTGGCGATGAAGACCTTCTCGCCGCCGACCAGTGGTGGGACACTCCTCATGGCGGACCTTACAACCAAAGCAACTTCGCTCAAGGAACCACCTTTAACCCAATTGGAACCGGTGCTGGACAACACACCTACGGCAACTCTGGTGTGTCCGATGCCGGCACCTTTGTTATGTCCGAGACTTCTCTTCCCCTGCATTGCTGGGGTCAGAACCCCGTCGTGACTGCCAAACTCCAGCTCAACGGTCAGGACCGCTTCTCTGAGCGTGAAGGAACTTACTTTGACCTCGTTCAGCCCTACCAGCACCACACCCGCACCCCCGACACCGGTATCAACGTATACTCATTTGCGTTGAGACCCGAAGAGCACCAGCCCTCCGGCAGTTGTAACTTCTCCCGCATTGACAATGCAACTCTTCAGCTTGTTCTTTCCAACGCCACCGTTGAGGGAACCAAGACTGCCAAAGTTCGTGTTTATGCCACCAACTACAACGTTCTCCGCGTAATGAGTGGTATGGGTGGTCTTGCTTACAGCAATTAAACACTGTTTGTGCGTCTTACAATCATTACAGTTATGATTTTATTTTAATTATTTTAATATAATTATGCATTGCATTCAATTATATTAAAAAACAAAATATGTAATTCACGCTATAAGTATTTTATAAACACAATGCATCTTCAAAAATAAAAAGGAAATACAAACACACATAAATACTCCATCTATTAGACCAATTGACATCTATATTGTTTGTATGTTTTATTTTTATATATATTTTGTTTTTTATATATTTTTTTTTACTTCCATATGAACAACAATACACATTTGCTATAATTAATACAAATTATATATAAAAGAGTCATGTTCATTGCAAGAAAATAAAAATTGAAAAATCAATATAAAGAAAGACAAAAAGACAGATGAATAAATCATCTATTTATTTTGTATATTATTATGAAATCTATTAACTTATTATGAAATCTATTAACTATTGAATCTTATAATATAAAATAGTCTAACCAGTATTGATATGTTTTATAATCATTTGGTGTTCCCCAACATAAATAATTTGTAACATCAAATATTTTAATCTTATATCCCATATTTACTAATGGTTCTATCATATTATCTACATAAAATTCATTATTTGTTCGATAATTTGTTTCATAAATTTTATTTAATCCTTCTTTAAAGTACTTGGCTTTTTTGTAATACATTGTTCCAATAATAGCATATTTATTTTCAACATCATTAAAAGGCTTTTTAATAGATACTCTTTTAATATAATTATTTTCATCTACATCTAACCAAGCATACATATTAGGAAATAGTTTACTAGTAGGATTATTTGAAAAAGACCATATAATTATATCTACTTCAGGGTTTTCTATTAATAATTCATATTCTTTCATATTGTAGTAAACACCATTGTCACAGGCGGATATTAATATTGGTTTTTCTAAATCAATATCAAAATTTTGAAAAGCTAAATCACATGTAGATGCTTGACCATCAGTTATATAATCAATTCCTAACGTTTTTGCTTCACTATAAAATTCTTTTATTTTGACGTCTATGTCATATCTTTTATAATGTTCTTCTTGTCCAATAAATATTTTTTTAGATGTTTTAGGTAAGCATTCAACTGCTTGAATTATCATAGGCAATCCTTCAATATCAAGAAGTGGCTTAGGAGTTTCATAACCTTCTTTAGAAAAACGACTTCCGGCACCGGCCATTGGTAAGATTAATGTTGTATCATATTTATCAACAAACTTTTTATGAAAAGTTATATCTCTTTTTAAAAAATAATTTGACCATACTAAATATTCTTCTAAATCTTTAGGTGTACCCCATTGAAGCATTTTTTCAATCTCAAATACACGAATATTTAAATTATCTGATTTCATTAAATTATATACCATACTACAATAATATTCACCTTTTGTTGATATATCTTTATCCATTAATTCTTGGAAATATTTTTTAAGTATTTTACTTGATTTAAAATAGTAAGTGCCATTAGATGCATATTCATTCATTTTATTATTTGTAAAAGGTTGTTTTTCTTGGATAGCTATAAAATTTTTATTTTCTTCTTTTATAAAAGCATAATTATCACTTCCCAACATATGAGGATGAAATCCAATATAAGAAGGTATTGCACCATCTAAATTGTACATTTTAATTTCTTCTTTGAATTTTTGATAATCCCATTTAGTACCATAATCACAATAAGATACAATAATTCCATCATTATTATTATCATCATCATTTAATTCTTTTTGAGCAATTTGCATTACTGCATCTACTGGACCTTTTCTATTTTCTACAGATACTTCATAAATTTTGCAATTTGGAACAAGTGATATTAAAATTTCTTTCATATTTGTTGTTTTTAAATGTAAATCATTGCATATAAAAACATATTCATCTGTTCCTTTTTCTTTATCAAATAAATTAATAACATGTTCAATAATAGGTTTCCCTTCAATTTGAATCAATGGTTTTGGTTCTTTATAACCTGCTTCAATGAATCTTTTTCCAATTCCAGACATGGGAATAATTATTTTCATTTTTATTATTATATTTATTTATTAAATATATTTATTATATAAAATATATTTAATACATTTAATACTTAATATATTAAATATATTTTTTATTATTATTTAATACTAAAATGAATTATAAAATAATTGATGAAAATAATATTACATATGATTTTAAAATAGAACAAATCATTGATTTGATAAAAAAAAATTTAAATAAAAAATTTTATAAATTTATTGATAATACAAAAATAGAAATTAATAATAAAATTGTAAGTGAAACTCAATTTATTTGTCATCGTGTTAATAGTTCAGAAGAATTAAATAAAATAAATAAACAATTTGGTACTGAAATAGATATAAGAGATGATAATAAATCAGGTAAATTAATATTAGCACATGATCCTTTTGTTAATGGAGAATATTTTGAAGATTATTTACAAAAATACAAACATAATACATTAATATTGAATATCAAATCAGAGCGAATAGAATTAGATTGTTTAAAATTATTAGAAAAATATAATATTAAAAATTATTTTTTCTTAGATAGTTCATTCCCAATGATTTATTTATTGAATAAAAATTATCAAAATAATCAAAATGCATGTCGTTTCTCAGAATTTGAAAATTTACAATTTTTTTTAGAAAATAAAGATATGTTTTCTACTGTTTGGGTAGATTGTTTTACAAAATTTCCTTTAAATAAAGAAAATTATGCATTAATGAATAAAGAAAAGAAAAATATTTGTATTGTATCACCTGAATTACAAAAACAACCTGAAAAAATTGAGATATACAGAAATTATATCATAGAAAATAAGATTATTCCAACAATGATATGTACTAAAATATATCATATTATTAATTGGATTTAGATAATCACTTATTATAAATAAAGTTAATAAATAATAATTTATTAAACTAAACTTTCAAAAAATCAGTAATTTCTACTAAATTTTTTATTTCTTCAAAATTTTCTTCTTCTTTTTTTTGTTGAATATTCTCATCATTATCAATTTCATAAAATTCAATTTCTGTATTATTTTTCCTTGTAAATGTTGTTATTTTCAATGATATATTATTAAATATTGGTCTATCAATAATTATATACATTGGATTCCAGTTATATTCAGATGTAGTATAATATAATCTATTATCAAAAAAATCTATTTTATTATTATCGTTTATTACTTTCATAAAATTATCAGCACTTCCATGATAATGCCAAGAACCAACAATTAAATTAAAAAATATTTCAGGTATTAATACAATACCATGACATACACTTGGAAAATGTTTAAAATCAAAATTTTTATAATTTGCATCAATATGTGTATAAATTATTTTTTCATTATTTAATTTAAAATTACATATAAAATATTTTTTTAAATATAAATCAGGTCTTAAAAAGAAAATATATTTTATATTTTCCTCTTTTAAATCAATATTTTTTAATAAATTTAATGTTTCATATATTAAAACAAATTCTGATTCAACTTTTATATATTCATTTACTTTTAAAATATAATTTTTTAATATATTATATATTATATAATTATTATTATTATTAGAAATATTAAATAATATTTTAACACTATAATTAAATTTATCCTTTATAGTATTTATTAAATCTAGATGTGATAAAGTAGCTACAATTTGTCTTTTTATTATTTCTTCATTATCAAAATGATTTATTCTGAACACCTGGCCTGATAATATAAACAATATTGTTTCCATATATATATTATAAATTATACTAAATTATACTAAATTATATTAAATTATACTAAATTATATTAAATTATATTAAATTATACTAATTATATTAAATTATATTAAATTATACTAATTATATTAAATTACATTAAATTATATTAAATTACATTAAATTACATATATTAAATTAAATTGAAATAAACTAATCGTACTGTTAACGTCGAATGATGGTAAATATTTTCAATATATTAAACTAATTAAACTTAATATTTCTTTAAAATAATTATTCTTGAACAATGCGTCATTCTTTTCAACTATATTTCTTATATTTTCATGAATACATTCAATATTCTTTTTTAATTTGATGGTTACATTTTTATTTGTATCTATATTTAATTCATATTTATATAAAATTATTTTGTCTATCATTTTATTTTTTATAACATCATTTTGAATGATAAAATTACATTCTATTTTTTCATTTAATTCATAAAAATGAATAATAATATCAGCATTTTTTTTTTGATATAAAATATATGCATTATAATCTTTTTCTCGTAATTCAATTTGTTTTAAAACTTTTTCTAAACTATATCCTCGTTCAATAACATCTCGTTTTATTTTCCATTTTTTTATTAATTCTCTCTCTGTATCTAAATAAATTTTTAAATTCAACAATTCATTCATATTTTGTTGATACAATGTATGTAATCCACATACTATCAAATTTTTTGTATTTTCTATTTTTTGTTTTTGTGTAAATTTACCAGATGAATGATCATAGTCAACTTGATAAATGTCAGAACCAATTTTTAATTGATAAATATCTTCATTCATTTTTTCTAAATGATTTGCATAAGGATTCAAATGAGTAAAATTTTGATAATTTTCATCTCCTCTTTCCCATTTGTGATACCTATCAGTTTCTAATATAGATGCTTCTTTTTCAAATAATAAATTTACTATTTGAGATAAAGTTGTTTTCCCTGAACCAGAATCACCTGCAATAGCAATAATATTACATTCTGATAAAATCAATTTGTATTCAATAGGTATTAGTTTATAATGTAATAAATTTGATTCTAAATATTTATACAAGTTAATATCTAAATAATTTTGATTTTTTTCATTATAATAATGTAAATCTAATAATTTTTGTAATAATGAATAATCTTTTGTTATAATAATATTGTCATTTACTCTATCATGATGAATAGAATATTGATTCAAATTTTTATTACTAAAATATAATGTATTTTTTTCAAAACTATCTAAATTTATTGATTCTAAAATTAAATCACTTCTTATAATCATATATAAATCATATTTATCTTCTATCAATTTCAAAGAATACAGTATTTTATTGGAATAATTTATACTATTTCTAAAATTATGATTATCTTCATCTATCAAGTATAAAGTTTTATAGTTATTTAAAATTTCTTCTTGATAATGATGTAAATATTCTTTTTCGTGATTATTACTTAAAATTAATATAATTTCTACTTCATGTTCATAAAATAGTTTATTTAATTTTTCCAAGACTAAATATAAACATCTTTTTAATCCACATATACAAATACATATTTTCATAATATAGTATTACATATTTAATATTTTACTATTTTACTCCAATTTATTAATCAAATTTTGATAATCAAAAATATAAGGTGAGTTTAATCCACTATCTAGGCACTGAAAATCATTGTTGTCAAATAAAATATGTTGAAATTCTATTTGATTATTAAATCCTGCAACATCATTATTTGATAAAGCTATCGTATATTTATTTATATTATTATTAAATTCAATAATTTCACCAATTTTATTAAAATGAATGCTTTCTGAATTAGTTATTTTAACGCGTATATATGAAGAATATTTACTATCATTTTCTTTAAATACTTCTGTTTCATCAAAATATTTAATATTTGTATTTTCTAAACTAAATTTGAAACGATGGTTAATATCCAAAAAATAGGGTGATACTATAATATATGATTTTGTTTCTACAGGACTAAATAATAAATTTGCCATTCCTCCACCAATAGAACCACATATTTTTTCCGCGTTTGAAAATAAATATATTTTTTCATCACTGTTTAAATTTTCGGCAAATATTTCTTCAAAATAATGTTTTTTTAATTGTTCTACTAATTCATTTTCGGTTATCATTTTTCGACGTGACGTATAATCTGTTCCTATATTTGATTTATCATTATTCAACCATGTTCTTCTTGAAACATAAATATTTTTTAGTTTATTTTCTTTATATTTTTCTTGAATATTATCCAAGTTAACATTTTTTTTTAATAAGTTGAATATATCATATATTTCTTTACGTGGAGGACTATTAGATAACCCTCCGTGTGTTAATGATGTTGATACAAATATTTTTTTATAAATATTGTTTTCTTGGTGAATAATAATATCTTCTGGAACAACTAATTTATACAAAAAATCAGTATTAAATTTATAAAAATCTTTTTTATCTTTATTTGGATATTGAAGTAATAATTTTATTGTAGGATTTTCTTTTTTTAATTCTAAATATGTATACAAATAAGGTATTGTATCATAAAGAAAATGATAATAATTATCAAAGTTATAAATAAAAAAAAATACATCTTCTTCAATTATATTTGAATTTTCTATTTTATTAATTTTATTTTGATACACATTATTATCATAAAATGTTTCTTTATTAAGGGACATTACCTTTTCATCATAAGGATTAATAATTAAATTATCATTATTATCACTATTATTAACATGATTTTTATTTTGATTTTGATAAAATAATATATTTGGGTAAAATTGATTCCTACCAATAATTTGAATATTATTTATAAATGTATATGCAATTATTCTACCATTTTCATCTTTCTCTTTTATTTCAATCAATTTTTGATTTTTGAATGAGTCTATATTCATTTCAATATTAATTATTATATTATACTTCGTAATAATAATTTTATATTTTTATTATTACGAAGTATAATATGTTTAATTACTTATTATTTGATTTAGATAATACATTATACAATTATGAATTATGTTATAAGAATGCACTAAAACATGTTATATATTATATTCATCAAAAATATAATTTAAATGAATATGATTTGTATACTCAATTTGAAAAAATAAAAAAAATATTTCAAAATACAATAATAAATAATGCATCATCTCATAATAAGTGTATTCAATTTAAAAAATTATGTGAACATTTCCATTTGCCTTTAGAAGAAGCGATATGTTTATATAATTTATTTATAGATGAATTTGACAAGAATTTAGTATTGTATGAAATTGTAGAAGATTTTTTACATTTTTGTACTTCTAAAAATATAAAATTATATATAGTTACAAATAATTTGTTTTACGAACAAGTGTGCATATTAAAAAAATTAAATATATTAAAATATTTTGATAAAATTTATAGTAGTGAAGAATTTGGTTTAGAAAAACCAGATACTAAATTATTTTATTCAATATTACAAGAAAATAATATTAATAAGAATGAAGTAGCTATGATTGGTGATTCTTATAAAATGGATATCGAAAGTGTTAATTTAATTGACATATATGCATTTCATTTTAATCATAATTTTGAAGGTGATTTCACTATTGGAAAAGACTATACTAATTTCAAAACTTATAATCATTTATTAACTTTTTTTCAAAATTATTATAAAGAATCAGAATTATTTATTAAATTATCTAAATTTTGTGGGGAAAGATATGATTTAGTACAAGCCGGTGGAGGAAATATTTCATTCAAATTAAATAATCTTATGTTTATAAAATCATCAGGTTGTTTATTATCTGATATCGAAATAAATAAAAACTATGTATGCATTGATAAAGATTATATTAATAATAATGTCAAAAATATAATTGATGAAAATAAAAAAACTAGAGAACAAGAAGCAAAAAAATATGTCGAAGAATCTATTTATTTTTTAAAAAATTATAAACCGTCTATAGAAACTACAATGCATGCATTAACTAAAAAATATACAGTTCATTTACATCCTTTACAATTTTTGAAAATATGCGCATTTGAAAATTGTCAGGAATTATTAAAAACACAGTTTGAAGATTTTTGTTTTATTAATTATTTTACACCCGGTATTGATGTTGCTTTAGAATTAAAAAAAAGATATAATAATGAAGAAGTTATATTTCTTAAAAATCATGGTATTGTTTTAACCCAAAATTCAATAGATGAATTATATAATTTACTAGATAAAGTGATATACTTATTGGAAAATATAACAAATATAAATTTGAATACAAGTTTAAATTATAATGAATATAAAATAACAAATTATATTTCAAAATTAATGAATAATATTACTAATACTAATACAGTGTCATTTTTAAGCAACGATTATCAAATAAAAAATCGATTAAACTCTAAAATAAATTTTAAACCTTATTTTCCTGATAAATTAGTATACTGTGGAATTAGCATTGTTGTTTTAGAAAATATATATGAAAAAGATGTAGATGAAATTAAAAATTATGTATCTATAAATTGTGAAATACCTAAAATATTTTTATTAAATGACTGTGTTTACACTAATTCGAATTCAATTAAAAAATGCATTGAGATTGAATCTTTATTAAAAAGTCATTTATTATGTTATAATGAAAATAATGTAGTGTTGAGTGATAATGAAAATATTTATTTAAATAATTGGGATGCTGAAAAATACAGAAAAAAATTATAATTCTACACATATTCAGTAAAAAAAGGTTGCTGTGGTTTGCGTCACATTTGTAAACTGAACCATTCAATAAATTTATCATCATTTTCAAATTTATAAGGTTGATTGAATGTACATAATATATTATGATATATAGATTCTGTATCAATTATTGTAGGATAATCTTTCAATAAAATATTATTAATTGATGCATGATTTTTTAATAAAATATTATTACTTTCATTTCTAGCATCAGAATCTGATATCCATATTCCTTTTCCTTTGTTCATAAAAAACATATTATTACAAGATGTTCCAATTTCAGCGAAAACTATTTTTACATTCATCATTAAATATACTTGATAAAGTAAATCATTTGTAGGAAAAAAAATTTCAAAAAATCCATTATTTTTAATGAAATCAGCAATTTTTGAATATTTAGTTATAGATGTATTAAATCTTTTATGCCAATAAGTTGTAATATCCAGATTTCTTCTTGAAATCCAAAGTTTATCATAAAATGGATAATCTTTATATTTTTGATAGGCAATATTTTTTAAATTGTCTATAATCGAAAAATAATTATTGTTAAATATATGATTTTCTATTAATCGGGGACTAAATATCCAATAATCATAATATAAAAAATCTCCTTTATAATATTTATTATTATCTGTATAAATAAAATCTGAATCATTAAAACATGATTTCATTAATTTCATAAAATCAGAATTATATATTCTTTGACTAGAAATTACCTTAATATTTTTATTATTTATTCTATTATTTTTCAATTCATTTATATAAAATTGTATTAAAAAAATTAATTCATTCATTTCATGATGAAAATGTCCAACGTATGTGTGTTCAACTACAAAATAAATATTATTATCATCTAAATGAATTAAATCATTTTCATTATATGCTAAATCAAATTGATTAAAATTGGGAGTTAAAAAAGAACGAAATGAATAATCTTTACCTAATGGAATTAATTTACCACCATGAATAATTTTATTTTCTAGTAAAGTTAAATGAATATCATTACTATATTTATCTTTTAACTCATTTATTGAAATCTCCATTATATATG